CGAAGTCGAGATCACCGATATCGGCGTCGCACTCTTTGGGGTCGCACGTCCCCTCGTTGGCGATGTGCTTCAACCGCCCGAGCATGTTGTAGATGTTGTCTAGCCACGCCTCAGCGAGAAGCCGTGCGTGTTCGTACTGGTCCTTTTCGGGTTCCATTGCCTAACTCCTAGTGTGTTGTGGTGACGGCAACGAATGCGACCGGTTGCAGAATGCACCACCGCGCAGAGGGTAGTAACAGTGATCGTAGGCGATGTTCATCGGACGTCGTTCTGGTGAAGTGCGGCCAGCTTGGTTGTCGGCCATCCTTCCCACTTGATCACGGGAGCAGCATCCTTTGGAAAGACGCTCACGTGAAGTTTGCCGTCTTCGGATTCGTAGCATTCGACGCTGACAACTTCCTCGGGCTCACTGTTGTGCAGAGCTTTGACGGAGACACGAAGTATCGTGTTTCCGCCGGTGCCTGTCGGTTGCTGGCGACGATCACTGTCAACCGTCGCGTAGAAATGATGCATACCCATGTTTGTGTTGATCCTTTCCTGAAACAATGTCGTAGCTCTACGCTACCATCCGCCGTCATCGTTGGGTTTGGATGCCGGCGGTTGGTAGAGGGCGAGCAGTGGCTATTCCGGAAACTCTTTGTTGACACCGTCGAAGTAGACGAATTGCTCACGGATGTCATCAGGTTGGTCGTTGATGAACTTCACGATCTCAACGTACTTGTCGTCCGGTCGTTCGTCGGTCATTCTGCGTACTCCTCTCCTTCGCTCTCAGCCATCGATTGCGTTTATCATCTCGATCCAGTCGTTGGACTCGATCATGTCGATGACGTTTTCGAGGCTGGTCGCGTACTCGATGTCACGTTTGACACCTCGCTCGAAGTGTCGCCAGTGCGCGAGATCGATTGCGTCCCACGTATCGATCGGTGTGAGGCCCTCGACGACGAGCCAACCACCGGATCGGCCAGCACTGTACACCTTAATCTTGTGTTCGCGGTAATCACGACCGTACTGTGGGAAGTAGAAGTATTCGCGCTTGGACGGATAACCGTTCCGAAGTGGCACAATCTCATCGTCACCATTGGGTGTGTCGAATTCGTACTTGATGGCCATGCACCAATCGTCCCAGAAGGTTTCTTGTGCGGTTTCAAACCACCATTCGATGGCTTTATCTGCAACCTTCTCGGTACAGTTGAACTTGGCCATGATCTCATTGACATCTGGCCAATTGTGCACCTTGACGTTGATCGCTGGCAGTTGATCACCGCCGTACAGGTGTAGTGAATGCGTCTGTACATCCGCTTTTGTGTAGATGCGCGGTAGACGCGGTGTGCGCCGCTTAGTAGTTGTCATTGTCGCCATCCTTACAGCGTTGGCAAAGCTTAAGTTCCCCGAGTCCGTCTACCGGGAACAGGATCTTCACCTTGCGGCATTTCGCGCACAAGGTCTTGGTTAACATCACCGCCCTGTCGTTGGCGTAGATGATCTTGGCGGCATTACTCGTTGGTGGCGATACCGTATCGATGTTTCCCCATCCTGACAAATTGGTGATCCTTTCTTGTGAGGGTAAGTCTGTTAGCCCCACGACACAGCCGATATCCGCCAATCGGCTGTAGCTTGAGTAGCTAACTGTGACTGTCCAGTTCGACTGTGAATCTAGCCGTTACGCCAGTCGCTCGATCTGCCGGAACGAAGATTCCGTACAGGTCGATGACGGCTCGCTTCGAGCCAAACTCGACTCTTTGTTCAAAAGATTGGTATCGGAGCGTCCCACCCTGTACCAGAATCGGCGTTCCGATCTTAAGGGATCGTATTCCTTCAAGAGTGCGTGGTGCGATGATAGCATCCTGTGGAATGCTCATCGTGCGAACACACCCACCAAATTCTCGATCTCGTTGACGACCTTCTCGATGTCGATGTAGGCGCTGACAGCGTCCTCACAGATCCATTCGACGTTGCCGTTTTCGTAAGCTGCATCGAACCACTCTCGGATCTGTTCGTCAGTGAGTTCGTCATCGATGAACTCCGCGCTGTCCGGGTAACGTTTCTTCATCTCACGGCGGATGTCGTTGACGAAGTCATCGCTGTTGTACACATCGTCTTGGAGTTCACGCTCCAAATCGGAGCAGTCATCTTCATCGAGGATTAGGTAGTCGTCCAACGATTCCAATGCCGCTGCGATGTCTGGTCGTGACACAAGTACACCCTTGTAGATGAGTACACCTTCTGTGCCGTATCCGCCGATGACACGATGAACGCCAGCGACGTCACCGAACATCCGAAGGAACGATCGACAGTTGCTGCGTTCCACTGTAGATCCGGCGTAGTCGGACCAACACAGCAGATCCGGCAGATACCAGTTTGCGAGTTCTGTGTCACCGTAGAAATGTGCTCGCTCGATCTCGCCCATGCCGATTATGACGTCTTCACTGCTACTGTTGATTGCTTCTTGCTCGGTCGGATCGTCAGCCCACGATTCGTAGACGACGGGATCGCCAAGTATGTGTTTCAGTGCCGGTGACAAGTTAGTCATCGCGTGGCTCGATGACGGTGGGATTGACTGGAAAAACGCGGTGCCACATACCATCTATACCATCCATACCATTAGACATTGCAGATCCTTTTACTCCTCTTTCAAGAGCTTGTTTTGTTGCTCTACGCAACCACTGGCCAGCAACCATCTGAACGCGTGGTTACTGGCCGGAGGTTGAGGGTGAGCGTTGCTAGCCAACCACCGTGATCAACTGTTCTTTCGCCCGAGTGACGGCAACATACATCAGGTTCGTTTCCTGATTGAGTTGCCAATCCTGCCGAGCGTATTTCGATGGTTGGAACTTGTCCGGGCGCAACCAGTACACGCGATTCCACTCCCTGCCTTTCGACTTGTGAATCGTGGAGAGTGTGAGATTACGTGATTTGGACCCCGGAGTGGTGTCACCGAAGAGGCGTTCGATCTGCGCTTTCAGGTCGGCTTTCGTTGCGGTGTCCGGTAGGCCGTCCATTATAGCGTACAACGCTTCGGTTTTGTCGTTGAGGCTGTCGGCTTGCCCTTCCTTCCCCTTCGCCATTAGCTCCTGCGTGCGGGTGTTACAGTAATCCTGCAACTTATCCCGCAGCACGCTAAGGTTCTGGATCTTCGGCCAGCGATTCGCCAGCAGCCACAGACTGTATCCGATTTCTTTTCCTTCAACGTGACAAGGGATGCCGCGCCGAAGATAAGCGTACGCGAGTGCAATCAGTGGCCGCGTGTTTCGGCAGAGAACAGCGTCATCTGCGGTCAATTCTTCCGCTTGTGCACGGTAGAACTGATCTTCGCTGATTTCGATTGCTGAACCTTGTGGTGCGGACTCGTCACAGGTGATGTGCGAAACCCACTCCTGTGCGACAGCGACAACTGCTTTCGGACATCTGAATGTTACCGTCAACGGCAACTCGATGCATCCAAACTCGTGTTTGATGATGTCGAGTGCGTCGCTATCAGCACCGGTGAATCCGTAGATTGCCTGTGCGGGATCGCCGACTGCGACGAAACGTCCACCGGGCTTAAGCATCGCCTTAGCGAGCGCACGCCGGGTTGGATTGCTGTCCTGCGCCTCGTCTACGAGTACCCAATCGAATTGCTGCACAGTAGCTTTCGCCCTCAGCGGCATGTAGATCATGTCGTCGAAGTCGATAACCGTGTACGCACTTTCGATGCTTTTGTTGAGGATCTTGATCGATTCGGCGATTGCCTCGTCGAGCATTCCCTCCTCAACAGTCTGGGAGTAGCGTGAATCGCTGTAGCCGTTCTTGGCTACAAGCTCAGTGTCCAGGTCGAAGTGAGCGACTAGCTCATTCCACGCGGCTTTATCGTCGATCCGACTCGTAATGCCGATGCCCTGTTGCTTGGCTAGAGATACGGCGTGGTGGACAAACTCGTGCAGGTACGCGGGCGTTTCTGCGTCATCCATCAAACCGTACAGTTTCTTGCCATCAACCTTTGCGCGCGGTGCGATTGCTTTCCACGCGCGCAGTCCGAATGAATGGAACGTGCCGGCCTGTGCAGTCACAACGTCTTCGATCTTCGACGCGATTTCGTCGGCGATCTTCTTGTTGTATGCTGCAAAGGCGACGGAGCCTTTCATCCGATGGACACCAGTTACGAGTGAGGTCGTCTTGCCGGAGCCGGCGACGGCGATAAGAATCGCGTTACCAGTCCCGGTGTCGATCCAATCGTAGAATGTCGCCTGTTGCGGCGACGGCTTCAGTGGCATATGTTTGTTCTCCTGATCCTTTACTTGATGTAGAAACTTGTAGGCTCGTGCCTGCTTGCCGGGAATATCCGTCCACTCCCGGACAGTAGGCTAGCGAGCCACCACGTGGATATCCCCGATGATCTTACCGCGGAACGTCACATTCCCCGCGAGGTCAACTTGAGCGTACCTTGGGAAGTAATCGTATCCCTTCAGTTCCTCGAAATACCGGTGGAGGGCGTGTTCGTAAGACTCTGCCTCAATAATGAAGCCCCAACCCACCGAGTGGGAAGAATGGTAGTCTACTTCGAATTTCTGCATCGCCATGTCATAACCCCTTTCGCGTGTCTGCCGTCATTATCGGCGCGTGTGTCGGGTTGTATCCCGCGACGCTTCCCAGCGTTTCGTCCTTACAGACTCGTCAGGCGGGCAAGGGGCTAACGGTAAGTGGAAATTACCGCACGCTTCACTCGGCCCCAATCGTGATCATGCGTGATTGGGCGCACCGTGTCCGGCCACGGCACTACGTAGGCGTTCCCAAACGTTTCGTTGTAAGCATCTGGTTCGTGTTCAAAGTTGATCGCGGGAGCCCAACCGATACCGCCATCGGCACCTATGACCCCGCCTGTTTCGGTATCTGTAGGATAGAGCGCAAACTGATCGACTGCGCGATCCATATCCTCCCGGCTGATCTCGTAAGCGCGAATGGTGACTAGGAACGGATACTGCCGCGTGATCTCCCGCTCGTATTCATGGTTGATCGATACGTCAATCATGACCGATTCGGGGATGTCGCCATCTGCCACACGTCGCCGATAGCGTCGCACAGCACTCGCATTGCACGATATGTCGCCAAAGATTGAGAAATGCATTAGATCCTCTCTACTCCTAGTGTGTATTCGCAGTCTCGTGACTGCCGGCCGGGGATGTCCGCCCATCCCCGGACAGTAGGCTAACGAGAGACCTAGGCAGTTTGGCACCGTTGACACTTACTATTTGGCGTGAAATGGCCGGAGCAATGATTGACCCAACGATTCAACCGTGATGCGCCCACCACCTTACGAGTAAGGATCTCCCCGTTCCCAACGGATGCAGCGGCGGGAAAGACGTAGTAAGCTCCCAAGCCGCATTCACACTCAGAATCCCCGCACTTCCCTTTACCACTAGCGATCTTGCTCGTATCAATGCATAGGATCATCGCTTCCATGTCGTAACCTCCTTTCGCGTGTGTTGCCGTCCCGATTGCTCGTGGCTGCAAACCGAGAATATCCGTCTATTCTCGGATGGTAGGCGTGCGAACGCGCGTGCTAGTGCCACGGTTGCAACTACTTGGATGCGGTGAAACTTGAGGTAACGCGGTGGTAGTTATAGCGAGATGCCATCAGAACCACGCACTCCCGCAGAACGGGCATTTGTCGTCCGGTTTGCCGGTGAACGCAAACAGCGTTTTGTTGCCAACTTCCGATTGGGTAATCGCGTCGTACGAGTACAGACCGAACTTGACCGGAATGCGGACACGGTTTGCGTCACGCTTCCACGTTTGGATGCGCCCGTTCAGTCGCCATTTGTGACACGAGGTTGTGCCACCGATAAGGTGGTAACGAGCGTGGAAGCCAGTAGCGGCCTTCAGATCATCGATCGTTGGCCCGGCATACACGCTGGGTTCACCGGGTTCACCGGGTTCAGTTGTAGACATCTGTCATTCCTCCGAGATCATGTAGATTGCGAGAGACATGACCACGATCCCGCTGGCAATCAGTAGCAGCGGATGTCCGGTTGCTGCAAACACATACGGGAACGCAGCGGCGATGGCGAACAGTGCGCGCTTCAGATTACGCATTGTTCCTACCTCGTTGCCTGTTCGAGACTGAATCCGAGGTCTGCACTTTCGCACATCGCACCGCAGTACGTGTAACGGAGAACGGCGCTCGTCTTCCGAATGTCGTACGCTGTCGCACACCGCGTACAAATGTGCATGATGACCAGTAGATCACCATTTGGCGCAACTATTGCTAGCGGCGCCGCCTTGACCGTGTTCATTTTCTGATCCTTATCCCTGTTTGTTTTGCGAGAGTAGTTGTTGTCCATTTGTGATTCTCCCGCAGCACTGCCACGCGAACACATTATACTCGTTGGCAGTGCTGTGAGCCAATCGTCACAGGGTAACAGGTGGCAAGGCGCGTTACATGACGCCAAAGCCGGTAATCAACCGTGCGTGTTTCGTGCAGAGCTTCCACACTTCACCACGGCTGATCCGTGAGACGCTGAAGTCTGCACGATTCTTACATCGTGTCGTGTTGCCACGTAGTTCCGCCCACTCGCACATTGGTGTTTGTGCCGGTTCGTTGTTCATACGAGCTTCAGTTGCACGCCAGCGTTGTTGCTCGCGTGTACAATGTCATGATCTTTCATCCACTGCACACGTTCAGTGCTGGTGCGTGTCCACTTGGACTTCTGTCCGCACCAGCACTGAAGCTGGATCTGATTGCGCCAGTGTTTTCTGGCGAATTGTGCCGGTCGCACTGTTACGCTCCACACTCGGGACACGTGGTTTCGACGTTCGCACTGTTGTCGATCACGTATTCGGTGTGACAGATGCGGCAAACGAGAGTGTACGTGCGTGGATGCTTGTTCTTGATGGCGGTCGCGGTTGCCATCAGTTCTCGTCGCTCCATTTGGTTTCATCGGTTCGGAGGTTGGCGAGTCGGCGCTGAATGGCCGCACGTTCCGCACGGGTGTAGTCGCTGCTGATTGTCTCAACAGCTTTGGCGATAATCGCCGAGAGCTTACCGTATTGCACTGTACTGATCCTTTCCTGTATCACGCGCGCTTAAGTATGGTTGTGTTGCACACGTGGGCCAGCGTACAACGACATCTGTATCATGGATCGTTGTGCGCTGTGCCGCCGGGTGAAACCGGATCCTTTTTGCGCTTCAGTGGAACGGAATTTGCGCTTCAGTATCACAGTACACAAGTATTCCGTACCGACTGAACAAACAGTACAATCAGTACAATCAATTGATACTGATTAGACTATTTGTTCTGTGGAAACGATGGCAACAGAAAAGCCCCGACCAATCGTTGTGTTGATTGGTCGGGGCGGGTTGTGTCGGTGGGACGTGTTACGCGACGGGCGCCGTGGCCGCGAGTACTGGCGCGAACCAATCGAGCGTATTGCGTTCGGCTTGCATGGTTGCTGCGAGCGCGAGCGCGGCCGTTTTTTCATTGGCGGCTTTCACGGTTGCCGAGTCTCTCGTCGCAGCATAGATCACGAGCTTGCCAGCGTTCGGGTTCGCTTTCGTGATTGTCTGGCCGCTTCGGGTTTTGCGAACGCTGACCGCATCATGGCGAACGTACAGAATGACCGCTTCACCCTTACGTCCCTTGTCGCTCGTGTACATAGGCCAACCCTGACCGGTCCATGCATCACGAACCGCGTGAGCGAACACGGTTCCGGTTCCCAAGTCTGCTACGGCTTTCGAGCTACCATCCGTGAGCATGTTACCATGCGCATCACGCTCGATTCGCACGATTGCTCGTGAGTCTTTTACGAGTGCTGTACGCGCCGCTTTCGCAAGCGCGGTTGCAACGGCGCGAGTGCGGTCATCGTAGCTGATCGCTTCACGCGTGCGCGTGACACTCTCACGGATTGTCTCAGTCAGTCCTAGCAGACTGATCAGATCAAATTCTGAATCGTCTACTGGGGAGTCTGGTACGTTGCTTTCGGGTTCTGGATCGACACCCGGCAGTGTGCCAGTTGTGTCGATCGTGCTGGTGCGCACGTGCGCATTGTGAGACATGGTACTACTTGATCCTTTCGCTTTCGTTTGTTGTTCCCTAGACGGGGAGAAACCAAGTCGAATTGAACTGTTGCCAGTTCTTCCGAGTAAGTGAGCTCCCGGCGCGCAATGGTAAATGCGTACCGGTCCAGCTGCTCGTCTCTCAGTTCGACTTGGTTTCTCCCCTATCTAGGGTGCGCTACGCTATGCGTGCCTGCTAGCACGTTACAGGCCAAACCTCGCAGCGCGTCTACTGTCTAGTCAGCTTGACGTAGGGCCACGAGTGACCGCCGATCGACCGGCTTAGGGTGGCCGCCGCTCACGGCTTGACCCAAGCCTAACATCGATGTCAATACACCCTGTGCGCTCGCACGATGAGCCACAATGCCCTAAGAATTGGGCGCATTCGGCCTAGTCGCCAAATCTACCACACTCACGCCACGCCACGTACACGAGCGCACAGTGGCATCGTGAGCAATACCGATCACATGATACCGTGTATGACACTCGCTCACGATTGAGAATCGCTAGGGGACGTGGCAACATGGGCATGGGGCGCACTACGTTAGGGCGCACGGGGCGCATTCGGCGCGCACCCGCCCGATTGGCTAGCTCAACCCCGCTAACGTGACAGTACGCGCGCCATGCGCAGCATGTAGCAATTGATCATCAGCCTACACCAATTGCAACCACGCATAAGATATGATCACATGCCCTAGCAATTGCCGAATCTGCTATTGGCATAATCGATAGCAGCTATTACTGGGCCCCACACCAGACATAATTGCTAGAAGGTAGGATTGTGGTCAGAACAAAATTTGTGGCAATCCCGAAAACTGATTAGAACATGCGTTCTGGACGCACATTTGCCGTTTTGGCGCGATACCTCCGCATCCGCGCATTGTAACACGTTTTGCAGAAGGTCTCGCCACGGTTAGTAATCTTCGTGTTTGTAGGGGTGATTGGGTGACCGTTGCGGCAAGTCGGCACTGTAGGCATTAAGCTTGTGTTAACACCAAGATCATACTGGGCAAGGATCTGTGCTTGTACAGTGTCGGACAAGTTGAGTGCAATCATTACCTCTTGCAGTTCATCTCTTTTTGTTGTAACCCGCTCCTCGGCAGTCATCTCGGCCTTCAACTGGATATGTGCAGCGTTTGTGCACTTACCATTCTCACAGATCTGTACAATATGCTGCCCATGATCCTCTTCGTCCGGCGCCACGCGGATAAAGTACACTAACCTGTGAATGGCACCGATGAGGACTCTGCGCGCCCGTGGATTCTCTACACGTGCAGGGTTCGCGACTCTATACATCGCAATCCCGTGCATACACAGCCCCTTCCAAATCCAGCACTCACGCTTGTACGCTGGATCACCGAAGACATCTCTGTAAGGGCGCGCGATATCAACAAGATGTGTAAGGAATCGGGTACGCTCGATCTGATTGGTGCGGAGGAGGGTTAACAGGTTGTCATAGTCGGGTTTTGAAGTTGGCATGGTTGCGGCGGTCTCCGTGCGTTGGAAAGGTGTAGGCGGCGAAAGGGACAGTTCCCGCCTATAAGTATACGGGAAAGCACTTACGCATGGCAAGCGGCAAACTTCCGCCTACAATGTAAACGTGGTGGTAAACGGCAAAACGTAGGCGGTGTAAGCGGCGGAAAAGCAGAGCAGTGTGTAGACTAGAAACGTGGTAAGACGTAAACGGCTTGACACGCAGCCCCAAATGCGCTATTCTGAACGAAGTGGCCCCGGAGGGGTTGAGTTACTACTGATGGCTTCGCCAAACTCGCGCCCTCGCAAACCGACTCTTGTGAAGCCCGCTGACAGTGCTCTATATATTGTAAGCAAAACGGACGCTTTCAGACTCGAAGACCTCCCCACTGAACTCGCGGACCCACGGCCCAAGCTTCCCCGGCGCAAACCCCTAACGCCCGAGCAAAAGCGCCTCAACGCAATTTGGATGCGTAACAATCCAACCAAAGCCGAAGCCATCATGCACTTCTGGCTGTTACGGACGTGTTTGACCGTCGCGCCGGATCTCCCAGAGCTTATTGACGAGATCCGCCCGCAACACCTTCTCATGGGATACATTCCAGATTTCTACATTCCGCTGTTGAAAGTGGTGATTGAGTGTGATGGTTGGTCACACCGTACAAAACGCGGGCGCGCACACGACAAGATCCGTGACGACGCGATGCTCTGCGCAGGGTTGACAGTTGTCCGGTTCAGGAACGAAGCTATAACCACACAAACACCAATCTTTCAACGACGAGTAACCGCATTGATTCGCCGACTACACCGTGCATACCTGCGTAGCCATGAGCAATAGCCCATTCGCGCGTGGCTACACAGATACCGAGAATCCTCTATCGCTGTTCATCAGTGAACTCTCACAAACCATTACCGGGCTGAAGGGTAACGACCTTGCCGCATACAACGATCTCGAATTCTACTCACGTTATGTTATCGGGTATGATAACCCCGAATACAGAGCTAACAGTTCATTCCTCAAGAATGCCTACGAACATCTTGAGTACACCGATGACGATCTGCTCATTCTTGGGCCGCGCGGTTCCGCTAAATCCTCCGCAGTAAGTATAACCTACACGACGTGGAAGATCGGTCGAAACCCACTTGTACGGTTCATCCTTGCGTTTGCATCAATGGAGATGCAGGGTCTGGCATTCGGTCGGCAGATCACGCACATTCTTACCGAGAACGAACGCTATCAACGGATATTCGGACAACTTAAACCTGCCGGACGTGGAGAGAAGTGGTCTGATAACGAATTCATCGTTAGCCGCCCAACACCAGCGTCAGGACTCAAAGACCCCACTGTTGGTATCGTTGGACTTGGTACTGCAGTCCCATCAAAGCGCGCGGATGAAGTGATCTGTGACGACCTTGTGACCGCAGACAACGCATACAGCCCAATTATGCGTCAAAAGGTCATCAGCTTTGTCTACCAGACGCTTTTCCCAATCGTCGTGCCGTCAGGGCGACGGATTATCCTAGGCAGCCGGTGGGACCCGCGCGATCTCTACAGTCACACCGCAGCAATGTGGAGACTCGACATTCCCGGGCCGATTCCGATTGATAGTGGCAAATTGACCGAAATTGCTCTATCGTAGTGGTTGGCACGAGAACGAATACAAAGGGGTCCATAATGGAAGGTCTGTCCGTTGGTCGCATCGTTCACTTCAAGAACCCACGCTTCGACAACGGTGCGTGTCGTGCGGCAATGATCGTTCGAGTCTGGAGCACCAGCGGCACTGTCAATCTCACCGTCTTTCCAGACTGGAGCAACGATAGCAAAGATGGCACCGGGCAGGGCGTCCGATGGGAAACCAGCGTCCAGCACGAATCACAACTCTCAGAAGAGAGCCTTGCCACCGCGAACTCTTGGCACTGGCCAGAACACGTCTAAACACGGTCTGTCGTGGCCAAGCTAGTCTTCGAGCGTGCAATCCACGTCAATGATGACGGATCTTTCTCCTCTTATTGGGAAGAATACTGGTCGATTAAAAAACTAGCTGAAAGGTGGCTTGAGGGGCCAGCGTTCTTTGCAGCAAGCTACCAGAATGATCCATCTGCACTTGAGGGTACACTACTCAAAGCCGATTGGGTACATTACTATCTGGTAGAAGACCTAAAAGCCGCGCGCGCAAAGGCAGGTCTCGATCCCGATACTGGCCACGGCGTAATCCACACAGGAAACGACACCGCTGCCGGCGGTCTCGGTAGGAACCCTGACTACTGCTCCGGTGTAGCAATTGAAGTTATCGATAACCGGGCATTCATTCTGCCGGATATGCTCAACGCGCGCCTTGAAGTTGAGAAACAAGCCCCGGAAATTGAACTCTGGTGGGACCGAATCAACCCCACATTTGCCATCGTTGAAGAAACATCCGCGCGTGGCTTCGTCAAGACTGACCTTGAGACAGGGATTAACGACGGTCTCGGTTCAAAACACACATTCACCGTCGAAACTCCACAATCAAAATCCGCCGGTGGTGATAAGTCCACTCGATTCCTTGCAATGTCGCCACGCTTCATGAACACGCAGGTGCTAGTGCCGGGAATCATGCTCTCTACAGGCGAGATTGTTTGTGATCCGCGCTGTGAAATGTGGTTTTCTGAGTGGAAGTCATATCCAAGTGGACATGATGACCTACTTGATGCTACATATTGGGCAATCTGGTCAGCGTTTAAGGATTCTCCAGCAGTTGGGGTATCAAAAGACGAGTTCGGTCATGTAACCGGCGAGAAATCGACTGCCACTGAACGATTATGCGAACGCGAAGCACATGTTGCTTACAATCGCCCGGTTGAGGAGTGCATTCGGTGCTCGATGGAGCAAGGTCTCTACGAGGAACGATCAAAAGGCATTGGTGTGCCACAATTCAGACGAAGAGAGCACATGTCCATGCTACGTGGCCGCTAGCACCAACCCGTTCTCTAGTGGAAGATCGCGATTGCGTGAACATCCAATGTGTGTCCACCCGTGGACCACTCAATCAACCCAGTGATGGCTACAGCTACAACAGCAAGAATCGATCCCCACACCCACGGATACGGGCCGTTACGACTAAGCACGCCGTCAATAAACCTATTCATACTACATGTTTACCATACACAGACAGAAGCGTCAACCGCACAGTTGACAACTTGACCACTAACCGCTAAGCTACTGTCATGTTCAACTTCTTACGTAGTCTGCGCGCTGATAACCACGACGGTCTTCACCAAGCGTCGCCTATCACTGTCACCGATGAAGGTCCGTCATGGATGAGTTTTGCACCACAGATCGACCCGCAGCATCCTCAGTGGGTGAAGCTTGTCGAAGCCTGTACTCCCTTCCGGCTTGCAATCGATTTTCGGCGTGCAGACATGCAGAATGGCCGATTCCTTGTCACTGAAGAGATCGGTTTAGAGGAAACACCGACCTACGTTCCTCCTCTACCGTATGACGTGCCATCGCGTCCCAGCCAACAAGTATGGGAACTCGTCTCCAGAAGCGTTGTACGCTTTGGAAAGCCGACCTCAGACTCTCCGCTATCCCTCATAGTGAATGAAACCCCCATTACTCCCGGTCGGCTGATGATAATTGAACCAACATCCGGTCCGTGGCAGGTTCGTGTACGCCTTGCACAGCTTAACGGTGTTGAAGCAACACTTCGCTATTTGTACTACTTGCCAGCATTGACTGACTCACGATACTTCTGGTAAGTATGTACGGTCGCAGACTGTAGGAGTTTGTCGTGGCACTAGTCAAGCCTCAACTCCCGATTACACAAGCACGCGCTGTTTCCGAAGGAAATGTTATCAGCTTTCCCGGTGCACGGAAAGAGGATGTTGGTTGGCGCCCAACGAGTGCATCTGGTCGTACAAGCCGAGAACTTCCCGGTGTTTTACAGGATAGAATGATCGATCTGTCATTTCGCGCGTACCGAACAAACCCACTCGCGCACCGCTTGATCGAGACACGCGTTAACTTCGTTCTCGGAAACGGAATCAGTCTAACATCCCCGAACCCGGAAGTATTGACACTGATTGCTGCGTGGTGGAACGATCCGTACAACGCGTGGCCGAGGAAGATCGCGCAGCGGCTCCGTGACTTGTACATTTACGGAGAGTGGCTGCACACGCCAACGGTCAACACAAACACGCACGCAGTCTTCATCCGGGATCTCCAGCCGTCGGTAATCGAACGCGTTCTGCAGGATGTTGACAACCACAGCGAAGTGGACAGTGTTATCCTGAAGGAAACACGGAGCATCATCACAGGGGAGATCAATCGTGATGTTAAGTTTCCGACGATCCGACGCCGACTGGATATTGCGACTGCGACCCTTCTTCCATACAGCGGTACTTTCTTCTTCAACGGTATTAACCGTACTTCTGATAGCGGGAGAGGCGTTGGTGATCTTTTCCCGCTAATTGACTACATCGACATCTACGATGATGTCGTCTTCTCACGTGCGGAGAAGATCACAACGATGTCGCATGTCTACTGGGATCTCACGCTTGAAGGCATGTCTGAGCAGCAGATGCGTACGTTTCTCGCAAACGAGACGAATCTTCCTCCTGCACCGGGGACTGTTTGGGCGCACAACCCACAGGCAAAATTAGAGTCAGTAGTCCCTGACTTGAAGTCGGACGATCATGTTAACGACTCTCGTGCACTCAAGTCACACATCATTAGTAGTGATGGTTGGCCGGGCACGTGGTTTGATGACCCCGGTTCAGCAGGACGCGCAGTTGGTGCAGAGATGGCTGAACCTGCCCTTCGCAACATCACCCAACTTCAATCAACTGTTGGTGATTTCCTCCGCACGATGATCGACTTTGTGCTTGATGTAGCAGGGATCGACGTCACAGATTCAGATAACGCATACTCGTTGTCGTTCAACCGTGCATCGTCACGAGACATTCAGCGTTACGGTCCGGCCCTTGCACGATTCGCGGATTTCCTTCTCACTGTTGGCACAAAAATCCCAGTCATGAACCGTGAAGAGATTCGGAAGATCGTTGTCGCACAAGTCAATCAGCTTGGACTGACCGATGCGCCAATGACGCTCGAACTCCCGTCCGGTCTGCCGAAGATGTCATCACAACAGAAGGCGCAGCCGCCGACTGTGGTTGCTCCAGATCCGACTAAGCCAACAAAAGTGCAGCGTGAACAACTGGCAGAGGCCAATCCTATCCCTGATAGCATTTTCCTCTTGCCACGATAATAGCCCGGTTCAGTCCAACTCAGTCCAGCCCAATAACGAAAGGAAACAGTCAAAATGGCAGCCGCCGCAACCAAACAGTTCGGAAATCGATATCACTTGGATCGAAAAGACTCACGTCTGGTCCAAGATGGTCAGTTTGTTGAGGCAGCACTCGGTACGTTCATGCGCGCACTGATCAGTACGGCAATCGATATGACGATTAACCGGATGGGGCCAAACGCGACACACCCACGAATACGCGTGTTTGCAGACCCGCGTGGTATCATCACCGAGCTTCGTGTCAATACAACTGATGATGTCGTTGCTGGCCTCCATTGGCGATTGTCCAACTATAGCGAAGGGCCGTTCAGGTCAAACCTTGAACGCGCAGTTCGTGACACAGCACGTGCATGGCTGTGTGAAGACTTCAAGCAAGCGTTCATCATCGATACTACTGGAATCAAATCCATTAGTGTTGATGCAGCGTGGTAACGATGGAACGGAAACTGTCGAAGACTGAGAGGGAGAGTAATGCCAGTGGCTTCGCCGGAAAACCTGTGCGTTCCATACTGGTTCTTGGCCAGTGCGTTTGCCAGTGGAGGAGGGACCATCGGCACCGTGATCGGAGTGCTCTGGGCACGTAACAATAGACTCACCGATAACACGGAGAGACGACTTGATCAGATCCTTGATAAACTTACCGAAAAGGACAACGCCGATGAGTCCAAAAGTATGGGGGTCTAGGGTTTGGTCACGTTTGTTTGATCCGCCAGAGAGAATTACGAATAAGCTCGATCGCATTGAGCAGCTAGTCCGCGCGAACGTGATCAAAGAAGAACGCAGGGAGATTAAGCATGTGCAGCGGCGGAGAAACTGACTTCGTGCAGCTAGCTGGTGATAGCATCTGTCTTGGGCTTGGTATCATGACAATAATATCTGCTCTGTACTTGCTGCCGCTCAGTAACGGCACACGTCCGTTTATATGTGGCAATCTGCTTCTCTCCATTCTCTACATCGTTTTCGCGGTGATACTGTTCTGGCATACTGATCCGTGGTACGTCGCGCTAGCGCGTATACTCGTTGCTCTCATTCTGCTCTGGACGATGTGGTCAGCCGCACTCTTACATTCAGACGACACACACGAGGAGAAGATCGATGTCTGACTTTAGTGACGCACTTACGTTCTCGCTGGCCGCGCCGTTCATCGTAGTCATCATCGGACTGATCAAGTCCTACATCACGCTTCGGCCAAAGATTCTGCCGCTCCTGTCGCTTGGACTATCCGTTGCGTGGGGAGCAGTGCTGTGGCAGGCAGGCTACTACGACGGTGATCTCCCGACATTCATCATCGTCGCGATTGTCGTCAGCACCAGTGCAAACGGGATGCAAGCTGTGTACCGGACATTCGATGACACAGGGTTGAGGCTGAATCAGCCACCCGGGTAACGCTTTCTCGCTGTTGACAAACGCAAATGCCCTCTGGTGCTTGACGTACTAGGGGGCATACCTTTATTTAGTGTGTTGTACTCGGTTTGTCTGTTCCGGGTGCTTGGACTGGGGTAGGCCGGGACCGTTGGGCCATTAGCGGTCCCGGCCCCTGTACAGAAAGGTCAAACGTACAATGTCAGTTTTTGCTGAGAGCATCGATCAACTCAAGGCCGCACTTGCTGCTATCGATGCAGCCTATGCCGACAAAATCGCTGCAATGGGTCCAATGGACGCGCTCGACGCGATGAACGGCTACAACAGTTGCTTGAATCGAATGAAATGGCTCCGTGCAGATCTTATCTCTGTCATCAAGGACGAGTGGTGGAGCACGCAGACCGATGAGACTCCTGCCGGTGAACAAAGCCCGATGGCGAAGCTCCGAAGCGTCAGCGAGACGGTTGATACCGATCAGACCATCGACGAGGCCGGCGCAACACTCAGCAAGGCGACCAAGGACGCTCTCAATTCCGCGATCTCTGCGCTCACAAACCTCATGGCACCACCGAAAGACGATGCAACTGAAGATGAGACAAAAGAGGCGGAGAGTGCCAAGGCAACGGCAATCTCGCTAATCAAGGACACAGAATCTACCCTTGCAGGTGTTGAAGCTGTCCTAACAGCAAAAGCGCGGAAGAAGATCCCCGATGCACAATTTGCTGACCCTGAGCATCGCAAATATCCCATTCACGACAAGGCCCATGCTGACAATGCAATGGCCCGTCTTGAACAGAACAAGGATTCGATGTCGGACGCCGAATACAAGAAGATCCACGCGAAGATCAAAGCTGCACAGAAGAAGTTCGGTGAATCCGTTGCGCCCATCGCGCCGGTCGTTCCAGAGCCTGTGACAGTCGAAGATCTTCGTGATCCAGCACACCTGTCCACAATTCTCTCTGAAGCGCATATCCTTGCTGAAGGTTCCGACCCGTCGAATCACAGGTACAAGATGCTCGTGATCAAAGAGGGTTTGTCTGGAAACCGTGTCGAATACAAAGGACCGATGCTCGCTGAGAGCGTTCCACTCCTCAACGGGCGCCCGATGTATATTGACCATCCAGCCGGAATCGCGGAGGGAAAGCCACAGCCAAGATCAATCGAGAACAAAGTCGGTTGGTGGAGTGATGCCAAGTGGGAAGAAGGCATTGCAACATCGTCAGGTGTGGTCAATGGCATTACTGCCACTGCGAATCTTCTTCCACCAGAGGCCAGCCCAAAGCCGTGGTTCCCCGGAATGGTTGCTGAGGCACTAGCATCCGGCCATCCCGATGTGGTTGGCGTCTCAATTCTTGCGGTGGGTGACTTCAAGCTTGCCAAGGACGGTAATGGCATGCTATACAAGGAAGCACTTCGCATAACAAAGTATGCGTCGGCTGATGCCGTAGCAGAACCGGGCGCGGGTGGACAGCCGCTTTCACTCGTAGCACATCAAGAGGTAGACAAGGAAATCATGGAATTCGAGAAACTGACCCTTGAAGAACTGAAGACGGCCCGCCCGGATCTCGTCGCAGAACTTGCGAAGACCGATCCTCCGGCACCAGACAAAGATGATCGTGTCGCTGCGACTGTTGCAGAGATGCAGCAGGTGCTCGACGCGTCAAAGCGGCAGAACACGCAGCTTGCACTGAGCAACAAGCTTGCAGCTACCAAGCTGCCTGACGCTGTTCGGACGTTGATTCGTGCACGCGTCGGTGATGCGATCATGGCCGAGGCCGACATTGACACGATCGTTAACGAGTACAACACGGTTGCGGAATCGATCGCGACGGAAGTTGTCGGTCGAATCCCCGGCAATCAGGGCCTTACTGCTGGCGTCATCGTCCCGTTCCGTGGGATGACACAGGCAGAGCAGTTCGGCCCACTCGATCAGGTCATGCATGCCTTGTACGATTTCTTCGGCGCTCCTGTTGCCGAAGCCAAGGGCAAGCACCCGATCATCACGAACTTCCGTGAGTTCTACGCCAGCGTTACCGGTGACTACACCGTCGATGGTGTTGTGAACAAGCAACAGTCCGTGATCGGTGAGTGGTACGGCGAGCCGTTCGCTGAAGCACTTCCCGGTGCGACCCACATCGTCGGCGGCGGCACCATCACGATGGCCAACCTGCTTGGCACCGCGATGAACAAGGCACTGCTCGATCGCTACGCTGCGCAGCCTCGCTGGTTCGAGCCGATCGTCAAGAAGACGCGTCTCAACGACATGAAGACACAGACGCGCATCCTTCTGCACAACTTCGGATCGCTGACTGAGCGAACTGTTGATGGCGCGGAGTACACCGAACTCGATTGGAACGAGACCGCCGAGACGTGGACACCCACCGAGTTCGGCAACGTCGTTACCGTCGGTCGGCGTGCAATCATCAACGACGATCTCAAGGGGATTCAGTCGTTGCCTGAACTTCTTGGCCAGTCGGCTGCCGTGACGATCAACGAGTTCGTCTCGTCGCTCTTTACCTCGAACAGTGGCAACGGCCCGACGCTCGCTGATGGTCAGCAGGTTTTCAACGCGGCAAATCATCAGGGTAACCGCGTCACCACGGCGTTCTCGCGCACCAACGTTCTTGCTCTTCGCAAGGTCATTCGCTCGATGAACAACGCGGCCAGCAAACGACTCTCGCTAGTCCCACGCTATCTCCTCGGCCCGATCGATCTTGAGGCGGACATGTTCGAACTGGTCACATCTGAGAAGGTGCCGGAATCGGCGAACAACGCACCCAACCTGCTCGCCAGTGCACAAGGTCTCCGGGCTGCGATCGTCGTTCCGAACTGGACCGACGCGAACAACTGGTACCTGATGTGCGATCCAGCACAGATCACCGGCATCGAACTCGGCTTCCTCTTTGGCCGCGAAGATCCCGAGATGTTCACGCAGACCGACCCGTCTACCGGCTTTGTCTTCACCAACGACGCAATGGCGTGGAAGATTCGCCACGACTACGGCGGCGACTGGGTTGACTACCGGGCTGCTGCTGCCGCAATTGTGGCGTAAAGACTGTGAAATTTGGGCAGGGAGCCAAATTAACTACTTGACTTCCTGCCCAACCGTTGTAAGCTATCGGTAGGACGCTGCGTTGTGGTGCTGCCGAATAGCAAGTAGCCCGGTGAATGGGTGAGGCGTTCGGCAACACCCATCCCCAACAAAAGGCCAAGGGGAGACGCAAATGACAACCGAAGGACGACCGGCAATCGGGACTCTCCGAATTGCCGCTGACGTTGTAGCGGAAGAAACGATCACTGTTGGCGACGATGTCTACCGAGTAGCGGTAGTGGATACCGACTCGACACAGAACACGTCAGGCGGACAACTCAACAACACCAATCCAATCGTTGGTCCTGTCACGATTCCCGCACACGGTCTCATCGGTGGTGATGTCATCCGTGTTGAGAGCGAGTTCATGCTCGTGACTAACAGACTGAACGCGAATCAGGTTACACTGAAGCGTGGAATCAGCAATTCGACCATCGCGGCACACGCCGATGGTATCGACATCTTCACCGAAGCGGTCAAAGGTGCTGGTGGGATCGCCGTCTGTATGACGACGACACTCACCCCGACTGTCTTCACTCCTCGCTTCGTTGCCGATGTCAATGCGCGTGGCCGGAACTATCCTCCGTACGGTGCAATCCAGATCGATGTCAACACCGTTGTCTTCTACAACGCGGTATCACAGGGCGGGGATGCGGCTGTTGATGCAACTGCGGTTGCTGTCGCTGAAGACATGAGCGGCAGCGGCAACGCGTGGGATGATGCAACGTTCGTAGGTGGGGATGTTGCGACGAATCGGCTCGTCGTCACACGCGTGCCGATCGCAGCAGAGGTCACCAAGGGCCTTTTGCACATCGTCTTCCCGTTCACACCAACGATCGACAAGATCAACGTGCAGACAACTGCAACCGGCGCTGTTGTCGCATGGGACGGGAACGCTGCTGTGGATGGCAAGCTTCTGACACTCGACAACACTGGCAACACCGATTGGGCAACGACCGACACAATCACTGTTTTCGCTCGCGGGTAGCCGTCGGTCAGCCGACAATTAAGGTAAGGAAATCGATGGCTGCAAAGAAACGGGGCACTGCGTCAAGGGTAACGGTGAATACTGGCACCGTTGCCAGTGGTGACAGCACTGATTCGTTAGAGACTCTCACTGTTGTATCACTGGACAGTGATCCTGCGGTGGCTGATGATAACGAGTCCGCTGATGCAGAATCGGCTGAGGCCGTGGCTATCAGGCAGGATCTTCCAGTCTGGCCGAAAGTCCAGCGGATGACTGACGCAGAGCTAGAGGGAGAGATACGCGGCTGGTCGATCCCAAGGCTTCCTGACAATCACGGCCTCAGCCGATCTCAACTTGAGCAGTTCCTGATGGCGTTGAATCGACAAGCGTCGATCGATGCTACCCAGCTACCGTCGTGGGACGCGTTCGCAGACAGCGAGGACTAACATGTTCGGTGATCTCGACTATGTGGATGTCACTACTCCTACCGCGGCAGGTGGTGCAGGTGTAGCAACTGGAAATGCTACATCTAGCCGCATTATCGACGGTCAGATCGTCGCCGTGCAGTTGAAGTACATTGACTCTCCACCTGTCACGACCGATGTTGCGGTTGAACTCGTTGACTCGGATGCTGGATTCGCAAACCAGCCAATCGTCACGAAGTCCAACAGCGCAACTGACATCACGCTCTACCCACAAGTGCAAGCCTGTGATACTGATGGTGTAGCGATTACTGGTGCCTACGCGCCCATTGTCGGTCATGGCTACGTCAAGGTTACGATGTCACAGGCAAACAATAACGATCAAGTTCTTGCGCGCATCTGGTTCAAGCGTACGGGCCTGAAGTAACATGCCTGTTTGGGATGCTGAAGCTCTACGTAAGGCTGTAAGGGCGTTGATACAAAACGTCCCTGCGAACGTGTTGCTCGATAGCAATCTCGACGAATACATCGTCATGGGGAAGCGTCGTCTTGACGCCGATGCCCCGCGTGAAATCACAGCTTCGGTCAGCGCCACAAACGCAGCGTACTACGACCTTAGCTCTGTGTTGTCGGGCTGGGAAGATGGTTTTAGCATTGTACGCTCGATCATCTCTCCAGCCCCAGACACAACCGCAGCCGGTGTACTTTCCGAACCAGTATACGCAGACCCGCGTGATTACCGTGTTCTCTCCGTGAATGGGAATCAGTGGTTGTCGTTTATTGCTGATGAAGCATTCATGGTCGAGTACACAACACGTTGGGCGGTGAAGGATGTTGAGGGTGCTTCGGCAACGACCGTTCCGATCTCCCGGCAAAGTGCATTGACGTATATCGTCACGGCGCTCACGTGCTTTTCACTCGCAACCAAGAGTGCGGGGTCGCTGGATCAGCAACTTCCGGGTGCTGATTTTATCAACTTCCGGTCGAAAGAGCAGGAATATCGCCGAGTTGCGAAAGAGTGGGAATCAAAGTACCTTTCGGAACTTGGACTGGACGCCAACAAGCCCGTGGCTGTTATCGTTCGTGCCGACTATGATGCCAGTCTCACTAGTGGCTCTCCGTATCTGACGCACGGTAATCGCTAATGCCCCTTGCAATACAACGTCCAGCCATACAAACAGCGATCTACAACAAGCTGATTAGTGTTACCGGTGTCGCTAACGTTAGCACCGGTCCAAAAACATCACGTGAAGCTGCTGACTTCTTGGCGAATGCTGTTACTTCTGCTGGCGTCATTCAGCAGTGGACTATTCGCCGTGTAGCGTCGGTGCCTGAGACATCACAATCGGCGCCGGGTGACGTGCCAACGATGCAGGTCAGTTGGAAGCATACGTTTCTGATTGACTTCTACTATGCATATCAGGCAGACGTGTCTGAAGATGCGTTCCAATCGATCATTGATGCTGTCCTGCTTGCGTTCCAATCCCAACGGACACTTGGAGGATTCAGCAACGAGCGTCCACTTGCATTGACTGGGATCGAGGAATACTCCCTTCAAGGTGTAATCGGCTATATAGCACACTTCGAACTCACGCAATGGGACTTCCAAATCCCAGTGGCATTCGAGTGATTGGCCACTTGACATTGGCAATTTCTAGCCTCATAGTAACACTTAGTAGTGTAGAGGTAATGACGTGAAAATCTACTCGACAGTCGCCGATGGCGAGTTCTCCTATCACGGTGGCGTCGTTGAGATCAAGAATCACGAAGCTGACATTGCTGACGATCACGAAGCTGACGTTCTCATCTTCGAGCATTCGAAGTTGTTTGGCTACAAGCCATTTGCAACTGTCCCAGCCGCAAAAGCCGCACCAGAACCAATCAAAGATGCGCCTAGCGCGAAGGGAAGCTAACAGATGCCTCAAGCACTCACCTACCAGCAGATCATCGCGCTTTCGAAAGAGACCAACTGGGGCGATGGTACGGCGACCACGGTCGTCATTCCAGTAACAGAAGGGGCGATTCAGCCACAGGTCACGTCAACATTCGACGAAGGGCGCCGGGGTATTGGTGCTGCCGAATTCGATGTTGTCCGTGATGCCGGTCATGGTGAGATCAACATGAGTGGCTGGGTCTATGCGGATCGCATCGGCCACCTGCTGATGGGCATGCTTGGCGCGGACACCAAGACCGGCACTTCAGATCCGTGGTCTCACGCACTTGCACTCAACGCTGCGCCTCCCAGCTACAACATCGAGGAACGGATCATCTCCGGCGCCAGCGGCGGAATCAAGTGCCCCGGTAGCCGATTTGGCACGCTCAACTTCACCTTCGACACAAACACTGGCGCGCTGACCTACACAGCACAGGCACAAGGCAAGATTCCGGAACTGGCAACAACCACAGATCCGGCTGTTGGCACTGTTAGCAGCCCATTCGAGGGCTGGAAAGCAACAGTCACATCATCTGGTCTCAACGCACGAACTGTCAGTGGTGAGATCAACATGAGCCGCGAGATTCAGGTTGTGCACACCGGTGAGAACTCGCAGCAGCCAACCTCGATTCTTGTCGGTCCACTCAAGATCGAAGGCTCACTGCTGATGATCACTGACTCGCTTGCCGACCTGACTGCGTATCTCGATGGTACGCGCCAGTCGCTGGCAATTGCATTCAGCAAGGGAGCAACGCCGAACCGCAGCATTACGTTTACCATGACGGATGCGTACCTTGCTGCTGCTCCACTCGAATTTGACTACGGTGGAATTGGCGTCTTCAACCGGATTCACTACCGTGGTTTGTACAACGCAACAGACGCCGGTCCGTGCGCTGTGACGTTGCTTAACGGGCAGAACGCAGCGTACTAGGAACAATCAAACAGGAAAGGGATAACCAGCCGCCATGCCTTGGAAAACAGTTACGCTCGAAGTGGGAAAAGACTTGCAGTTGGATCCCCCCAACGAGGAAGCCGTCATCCGTATTGTTCCAGCAGCTTTTATGCCGCAGGAGCACATGAAAGCCGTCATGGAGGCCGTCAAAGCCTTGAATGACGCAAAGCCGGATGACAACGATCCGCTCGCAAGCTTTGTGGTTTTTGAGCATCTTCGTCCAGTCATGCACATCATGGTTGCGTCTTGGTCTCTGCTTGACCCGAGCAGCGAAGAACGAAGGCCGCTGCTCATGGATCAGTTCAAGATGCTTCCACTCGAATTTCTGATGCGTATCGTCAATGGTGTCATGGGGGATACGGGCGAAATCCCTTTAGTGAGCAAGAGTCCGTCCGAGAACTCATCCTCGGATCAAGCAACCGGGCTAACGTCGCCAGCCGAATCGAACGCCTCAGACAAGTCGCAGCGATCAGTGGGGCTACTGACGAGTTTGTCAGCGCCGTTGATCGAGCCCGAGCCAGCGGTGAACTTTCCAGTCTAAATCAGCCGCAAATTCTGATCCCGGATTGGCTAACCAAGGTTCGCGTAATGCAACTCCTAGGGATTACAGAACGCGAATACGAGGAAGAAATGTCTACGGCTATTGTACACAGGATTGCGTTCGTTAACACTGTTGACGACGAAGCGCAAGCACTGAGACAAGGGCAGCACGGTAGACCAACACCCCCGCCGGGATTTGGGAGTAGCGGTGGTAGTATCAATCAAGGTCGATCTGTCAGGGGTGCGTCAACTCCAGCGTGAAATGAACGCACTAAAGGGGAATCTGCGTGCTGAGCGGAGTGCGATGATTCAAGGCTGGAAATCTGCGTTCATGACATCATTCTGGGATGCGTACGCGGGCGAAGTTGCTCCCGGAAATGGTCGTACACTTGCGACTATGTACCGTGGGCAGTTTGTGCGTGGGATAAACGTGCGCGTTGACCCATTTGGGCGATGGATGACCGTCGAGAATTTCTCCGAACACGCTAACGTTGTCGAGGAAGGTACCTCGCCGGGATACACCCCAGACTTTCAAGACATCCGTGAATGGGTAATGGACAAACTCAACGTTGCCGGTGACAGTTACGAGATCGACAAAGTCACGCGACGTGTCATTCGGAACATACAAACACGTGGGCTTGCACCACATCTAGTTATTCAGCGTGCACTGAATCGTCCGGGTTTTGAAGGGCAACTAGCGGTAATTGCTGAACGGGCTTATACTGCTGCTATCGACCGGACATTTGGTAGGTAAACGAGGGGATCAACGGTGGCACAGAGAACCATTACCTTAGTCTTCAATGACAAAGACTCAGAAGCGCAGATGGCGCGGCTCACGCGTCGAATCGATGCTCTGGCTAAGGCATTCACTGGTCTCTCTGCGCTAGCTGCACCGGTTGCTCAGCATATCACGCGTATCACAAACGCCAGTGCGAACGCTGATAACATTACTACGATGGCTAATGCAATCAAAAGCCTTGGTACTGGTGCTGGTCGTGTTCCCGCTATTATTGGCCGTATTGCTGATCAAGTCGCACGCCTTGGGTCGGCGTCGAAGCTAGCACGGCAGGATATTCTCGATGTTGTACAGGGCATACAGACTCTTGTTACCACAGCGCAGTCTGTCACAAGTACTAGTGCTAAGCCGATAACGGGCTTGGTCCGTGGTGCTATACGTGGTGCGTCTGGTGCGCGTAGGCCGATTCGTGGTGGCCCTGCTGTCACTGGTGCAGTAATCGATCAGGCTGGTCAGTCAGCACGTCGTTCATCATCATCGATGCTTGGCTTCGCAACACACAGTGAGCGCGTATCTCGTGCCCTTCTGCATATTCAATCGGCTGCATCTGGTATGATGCTTGCTAACGGCATTTTGAATCGGCAATTGTCACAGGTGTTGATGAACTTCCTGTTCCTTCGGTTCAGTGAGGTCCCGGTCGTTGCTGTTACCGCTCTCCTGTCTCTGACCATGCTTGGTTTGCAGCGGATATTGGTAAAGGTTGGTACTGCTGCAACTGCTGCCGGGATGGCGTTCGAATCCTCTGGCCAGCAGATGGCATCGTTCCTCCAGTCTGCCAAGAAAGCGATGGATATCAAGCTGGAGGCCAGTAAGCTCTCACGCGAAACCGGCATGGCACGTGCTGATCTCGAAAAGACAGCAATGATGCTCGAACGGTTCGGGCTAAATACGCAAGAATACATGACCGGCTTGATGAACATTGCTGCCGGGACCGGTACGGAACTTAAAGCTGTCAGTGACGACTACCTTGCCATTCTCCGCGCGGACGGTGATCAGCAAGCGAACATGGTTAAACAGTTCGTTCGTAACTATGATCTGCCCGCAAAAGCGTATACGAACACGCTTGATATGATGACCGCGGCCAATGAGCGATATAAGGGCGCGGCTGCGCTTGCTGCCGATACAACACAGGGTTGGTGGAATCGTCTTAAGGCATCCGCCGGTTCGTTGATGCAGTCTGTCGGTATCATCATGAACGAGATCATTAAGCCCGTGCTTCAGGGGCTGTTCACGTTCTTCGAAGGTGCGATTCAGGGCTTCAACGAGATGTTCGCGGCTGGTTCCAAATCGGGCAGGCTAAAGGATGCACTCGATAGTCTCAAGAACTCGATGCAGAGACTGCTGCCATACATCACTGAGATGGGACGCATCTTCGGTAAGTTCTTGTATTACGCGGTTATCGGGCTTGCACGGGTTATGAAGGTGTTGTTCGATGTTCTCCGTGGTGGAGCGCGTTGGATCAAAGAGCACAAGGACCTGTTTGTTGGTCTGTGGAACGTCATTAAGGGACTAGCCGGTTACATCTGGGATGGAATTATCAAAGCGTTTGATGGCCTAAAGAAGATCATCAAAGAGCACGTTATTCCGGCGGTACAGGAACTCTGGAAAGCGCTTGATGCGCTGATGCAGCCGCTCAATAATCTCTGGAACTGGATAACGACGAAGATTATCCCAGCACTCGGTGACATGGCTAACGAGCTTGTTAATCTTGGGCGGAACTTTACTAGGATCTGGAGCACTATTGTCACTGGCATGGGACCGCTCTGGGAATCATTGACTCGACTTTACGATGCTCTCGGTGGTGACAAAGGCATCGGTTTTGTTGTTCGCGTTCTCGCAGAGACAATCGTCAACACTCTCATCAATGCCCTCGAAAACCTACTAAACGTGTTCAACACGCTCTTGTTACTTGTTAACCTCAGTCTGATGATCGCGTTCACAGTTCTGACTACAGCGATCAACGTCTTGGCCACGGCAATTGACCTTGCTAAAGATGCCGTCGTTGGCCTCTGGAATGTCCTCAATCGTGTTTGGGATGATCCGTGGGGTATAATTCTTAGTGCAGCAGGGACAGTGGAAAGTGCGATCTGGTTGGTGTGGCAGCGACTGGTTGATATTAAGGATGTTGCTATCGATATGGCCGACGGTGCCGGTGCTGGACTGTTCGATTGGATCAATCGTGCTGCCGGTTACGTCGAGGATGCATTCTGGTGGGCGGGGAAGCGACTGAATGACCTGTACGATCTAGTCCGTAACCCGCCGAATCCTGTTGGCTGGCTGGGATCGCTTCTTGGTGTTGCTGGTGATGCAGTTCGACGACTCGGACGGTTTACAGGTCTCACTGAGACATTTGGTGGAACGATTCCATCCTATGCGACGATGGGTACGGTACCCGGTAGGCTGGGGACACGGAAGCTTGTGTTGGCAGAAGCTGGTGAGCACTTCCTTGGTGCTCCCGGCTTTGCGAACTCACGTGCTCTATCGTACGGCGGTGGTACGGGTGGAGCGCAAGTCGTAAACATCGCGATTGATATGACCGGCAGTGTGGTAACTGGCAGCAATGCAATGGACGATCTCTCTAACAAGGTTGCTGGTCGCATCGTCGATCGTCTCGGTGCTGGCCGAAAGATGAGCTTCCATCGTGTATAACGCCTTTGAGACCAGACGCTAATGGCTTTCCAGCTTCTTATCAATGGCGTCGATTACACCACGTACTTTAAGCGTGAGTCGCTCTCTATTGTTGAGGCGCTACAGGCTAACGGACAGACCATGTCAGTGACGCTGATCATTAGTGATCAGTCGATTGCTAAACCACTCGGCGGACAGTGTATACAGTTCTATCAGAACGGTGTAATCCAGTTTGCGGGCCGGATTACGACTGTATCAGAGGAACAGCCGGGTCTGCTCAAAGACCTCTGGTACGTGTTAGAGTGTGCAGACTACACAATTGACTTGGACAACGAGCTAATCCAAGAGAAGTTTAACTCACAGATCGCTGGTGAAATCTTTCGGTCGATTATCGGTACAGTCGCTCGTGGCTTCACGTCAGTCAACGTCCTTGATGGTCCGGTCGTCGCTGCCGTCGAGGCTGATCTCGAAACACCCTCATCAATCTTTACTAAGGTTGCCGAGTCGGTTGAGTACCAGTGGTACGTTGACTACAACCGAGATGTCAACTTCTTCTACATACTTGACCGTGCAGCGCCGATCCCAGCAATTAACCTTGATACAGATACAGACACTTACGGAAACTGTTCTGTCATCGAGAACTGGGATCAGGTCAAGAACGTTGTGTACCTGACGGGCGCAAGTGCGAAATCGAGTCTACAAGACACGATTGCTCTAGTCGCCGATGGTGACCAGAAGTTCATCCCGCTGAACTACCCGCCGTGGGACGAAAACAGTGTTTCCATTAGCGTTGGCGGCGTTCCACAAACACTGAAATTTGATGGCATTGATGGCTCTGCCGGTGACAATCAAGGCGTCGCTGGTGAAGTCTATGTCTGCTATGATAACTGGGGCATTCGCTTCCCTGACAGTCACGCACCGGCGGCTTCCTCCGCGATTGATATCGCCTACAACTACGCCTACGAGCCAGTAATCAAAGTCGAAGATCCGGTTTCGATTGCGCTGATGGCCACACGTGAAAACTATGCGGATGCGCCGTCGAACGGTATACACGAATTCAAGTTCGCAATTCCCGATCTCCGGGTCGAGAGTGAAGATGCGATCTGGGATTACGGTAACCTGCTCTTGCAGCGGTATGCGTATCCGGTGTATAAAGTGAAGTGGGAAAGTTGGGTGCAGGGTTGGGCGGCTGGACAGAACATTCGTGTTTATAGCACAAGCGAGAACCGCGCGTTTGATCAGACCTGTTACATTCACTCAGTCACAAAACAGATACTCAAAGTATCTGAAGGTGTGTTCAAGTTCAAGTACACAATCGAGGCCGCAAACCTCCCATTTCCCGGCTAAAACACGGTAGGTGTAGATCGTGCCACTTGATGGTACCGATAAACTGAATCGACTGCTGAACAACTTCTGGACGGCTGTTTTTGAACAACCCGGACAGAAGAAGCAGAACCGGCCGCTACGTGATGCACTTACTGTAATCGAAACCGCGATGGTAATTACTGATCCAGACTCGCGTCTGTCCGGAGTGATTCCGCCAGCTTATTACTACGCTGCTGATCTAGTTACACCGACACAAACAGAATTCACATTTGATAGTGGCTACGCGGGTAGTGGCGTAATCAACGGTACGAAGGGGATCCACAGCGCCTACGCACAGACACTTTGTGATGAAACACAGATGTGGTTTTCCGTCTGTCTAAAGCCAACATGGGCGTATAATGCCGCGCCAAGTGCGACTCCGTATGTCTTCTCGTGGTACGACGACGCAAATAATTGGATTGTATGTTACTACGATCAGGCTACGAATAAGTGGACACTGGGTCGTAGAAACGTAACAAACCAAACCGTCGTACAGGTTAACGGATCTCACGCGGCATACGACATTATCGTTCTGACGTTCTACGTGACTGCCACGGAGATCGGCTTGAGTCTTAACGGTGCAGCACCAACGAAGAACACTGGGACGCAATACATTCCAACACTAGCAAGCGCAAACTACCATCTCTGTAACGCCGTTAGCGGTGGCGGTTCACCGATTACTGCAACACTACACTGGTTCGCGATGGGTCTTGGCGTTGTCACTGACTCAGATATCGCGGCACTTGCTACACGGAATCAAGCACTGGGAGCCGGATACATGCCGTTCCTGTTCTACTATCCACCGAGTCTCGGTTTTGATCCAGCACAAGCTGCGACTGGCTGGGAATACTGGCAACTTCCGGATACTGGAATGGACCCGAGACTCTTGTGGGGTGCGCCATTCTCGGCTAATATTGGCACTGTTCCAACAGCCTGCTACGGTGATTGTGTTTATGGATAATCAACTCTCGTTTGAGTCGGCCACGCGTCCGATTGATAGTTACTGCGTTGTTGAGAGCCTCGATGATGAAGGTAACGTCATAGCGGAGGACGTGTTTAAGAACACGATTAGCGTTGCAGGTTATACAGCACTTGCCTCGTTGATGGGCAGCATTGACGGTGCAACGTCGCTTAACTACATCAAAGTCGCAACCGGTGGGCTGGAAGAAAACGCGTCAACAACTCAAGACACAGATAAGGCTCTAAAGTCATCTGGGGCTGACTCGAAGCTGGCGCAGCAGATTACAGCAACAGGCACACGTTCTGTTAAGCGCGTACTTCTGTGGATGAAGCGTGTTGGTTCTGGTGCGGGCACGCTTTCACTCTCGATCCAGACAGATGCTGCCGGTCTACCGAGCGGTACACCGATAACCGACGGAACAGCCACTGCTGTTAACTTCAACACGCTTGGCACAACCTACGATTGGATTGTTTTTGAGTTTGCGACACCACCAAGCTTGAATATCAGTACAGTCTATCACCTTGTACTGGAGTCATCTGGATACACGTATTCTGCTGGGGTTCTTGAGGCAGTTCTTGGTATTGATCAATCGTCTCCGGGTTACACTGGCGGAGAATTAGAGACGTACGATGGTGCAACGTGGACAACACACAGTCCAGCAGCAGATGCCTGTTTTCGTGTCGCAGTCGTCGCGATTAACAGCTACTCAGATGGTACGGCTACAACGAAATCAATTACGAGTCGATCTGCGTCGAGTCAGGTTGGATTTGTGCAACTGCGCCTGATTGCGCTTTTTGCTAACGCGGACGCGGTTGATTATCTCACACAAGCGTTTCTACTGGCCGGTGCCACAATTGTCGCCTATACGACAATTGGTTACAGGAAATCTGCGTCTAGAGGCGTTAACGTCTACTGGCTAATCAAAGTTCCGACGAGTTAGGGGGCAATTCAGTGGCAAATTCGCAGGTTTCATCCTACACACCGATATTGGCGTCCAAAGCCAACGAGATCACGGTGGGTACGACTGCGCCTACAAGCCCGACGACTGGTTGGGTTTGGGTAGACACATCCATCACAGGCAGTGCAGTTTTGAAGACTTGGAATGGTACAAGCTGGGTCGAGTCTTCAAGTAACCTGGCGCTAGCTGCATTTCTTGGAGGTACGTTCTAATGGCAACGACTGCAAAGCTTCTTGCGACTGGATCAGCACCAAACGCGCAGGGCGCACTGACAATCGTTAACGGTGCGAACAACGTCCCGACGGGCAAACATTGGATTGCCAAGGTTGTCGTGTACAACAGTGGTGCAGCGTCACGTACAGTTACGTGTGGCTGGCATAGCAGTAACGCTGCCCTCGTTGTAGGTGATTACCTGATCAACGCTGAAGCACTCGCGAGCAAGGAACGTCGAGAGTTTGGAATCCGGATTATTCCATCCGGTTACTACTTCCGCGCCAGCCAAGGTACAGCAGATGCCGACGTACAGGTTGAGATCATCGGCTACGAGGAGGACAACTAATGCCTGACTATGTAGCCCCGACAATTGTACTTAGCACAGCAGCTAAGATTGGATCGTCGGCATTCGGTCTTCGCTCCGATGCGACCATCGCAGCTTTCGATGCAACTGTACCAGTTACACAGGCGCCGAGTGACGCAGCAGCAGTAGGGTCAGCGGCTTTTGCTGCACGTCGTGATCACAAGCATGGAATGCCGCGCTTCTGGACGGTACAAGCATTCGACACGTCTGAATACAGCACATCGAGCGCGTCGTCTGCAGATCTTGTTACGATAAGTGGCATAAACATTCCAGCTACATCGCCATTACGGATTCAATACCGCTTTCGAACGAGTTTGCCGGGTGCGCAAAGGACTGTCTATTATGGTTTGAAGCTAAACAGCACCACAGTTTCCGATGTAGGTCTAGCAGTTACTGTTGAGCCTTCGTTCAGTACCGGTGCTGGTGGTGTTGTTGATATTTTGCTCCTTCCACGCATTACAAATCATACGTACGGTGGTAGTATTCGTGCTAATGGAGAGCAGCGAGCAACAGGTGCTGCTCCTGTAAGCATTAACAACTTTGTACTTACTGACACAGCAGAGTTTCCGACTGTTGCAATTACATCTCTTGCGATTCGAGGCTTTGTTTCCGTGGCCAGTGCTATCACATCTTATGTTTCGAACATCATAGTTTTAGCGTTGTGACAGCAGGACCACCGAGTTCTAATCCTCACACGTTGCGTCTTTGTTCTGTGCCAACTCAACGTAATGGTCTCTTCGACATGGATGGCAGACTGCAACGACATGTTGATCGGTGTAATCATCATGCGATTCGAGCCATGCTCGCTTGGGGTTCAACAGGAGCATGACGAGAGACACGGGAGAACGGGTCTCAGACACCGCCAGAAGCGTCCTACGCTTCGACACTTCGGCAGGTGCTCTCAGCCCCGGCACGCCGCAGAACGCACATGTCCAGCTTTGACGGTCTAAGGCGCGAATAAACCGTATAGACTGTGTTTTCTGCATCTCCAGCAGCCACATCTTGCAATCGATCTGATTCGGCGTCGAGCAGTAGATCTGATCGTGTCTCCGCGGCTGAAACTCCGTACTACAGACGATGCACCACCGTATGTGGTATTTGTCACGAACCGTTGGCTTTGGTGGGGCTTTAAGATGATCAGGCTTTTTCTGGAAACGCGGCATCAGTCACGCGCTCGCATCATGTACTCGGCACGGATCTTTGTTTGCTCTACGACAAGCTTCACACGTTCTGTCTTGTCGTGACTGATGCCCATGACGCAGATGAGAAGTGTGAGATTGCCAATTATGAACATTGCGAAGATAAGCCACTGGTCCACGTCTATTTAATCCTCTCCGTCCGGCTCTCGCTCGGGCATGTACCGAATAACAGGATCAGGTGTATAGTAAGTCGTTGGGTGCATGACTGGCATGTGTAGTGAGAACGTGCTAGTTAGCTGCTCTGGTTCCAACATCAACACCAGCTTGTTCAGTCTGCGTGCAATCTCGATTTCGGACGCGACACCGTGAGACCGATCCCAGCCATCAATACCAAGAACGATGAGCAGATCACACCGGGAAACCATTAGCTCATCGTAGCTCTGCCAGAACATGAAGTGCTTGGGTAGATCATATGTCGTGGCGAGTGGGTGACAATGAACGATTGGTGAGAAGACGTGAACGCCAAAGCGCATGAGGCACGCAGTGGCGTGTTTTGCTTTCTCAAACCGCGACTCCATAACAATATCAGACGCCGTAGAGTAATCCGTGTATGGCGACGCAAGGTAGACGAGTTGATTGTCGAATATGCTGTCAAGGTTTACCACGGTAACGTCTTCCGAAACATTATCCTGTAGTATGACATGGCCTCGGCGGCTCTATCCTCGATCGTGCCCCAAGGAATGATGTTTCCTGAATAAATGAAGCTTGGCCAGTAACGTTCACTCTCGTGATAGTCGAATTCAACCAAGTGTTTGGTTGGATCATCAGCAAGGCGAATGAAGACGAAGTCGTGTGCTTTGAGCCAATCGTACTCGTTCTGAAAGCGGCAATCGTCAACGGTTACGATCGTGTGTTCACGGCCACCGTATTGTGCTTCAAAGTCGTGGAATCGCCGGGCAAGTTCGTTAATCCAATAGTCAGGGTCTTGTTTGCGGCGCATTACTCCCCACCACTGAAGTACGGGTCGCCATGTCTCTTTCGTCCGTGGATCGACCATCTGCTCCATGTACATTGCAGCGAGTTCTTGACGCGTGAGTGCTTGTGGTAGCCGCTGATTAGCTATTGTGAGCGAAAAGCCCAATGCAACCTCAGAACGGAGAGAGCCGGCAAATGATAGCCGAATCCCTTCAAAGTTGTTGGCGAGATGGACTGCGAGCGTTGACTTGCCGGAACCTTTTGGCCCGATAATTGCAATCTTGATCATGCCCGTACCGCCGAAGTGGTTACATCGATCCATGTAGACTTGCAGCCCACGAAGCCACATTCGTGCAGAGCACCATGATTCAGACCGTACTTGCAAACGCACGTGTCGCTGCTATGTGAATTCGGGTATGATCGAAGTGCAAGACGTGATTCACATCCACTCACGGTGTTAATTCCCGTCTCGTTCATAACTGGGACCGTAGATGGCATTGACGTAGAGTCGTTTGAAGCCCTTTCCAGCTTTGTACGGAAGTTCAAACCCCTGTATACGGGCGATCTCCTCGATGGCCTTTGTGTCGAGCGTCTTGCGACCAGTAACATCGCTAAGCTTAACAATATGCTGACTAGTAACAATGCGATTCCCGCCGCTATTAGCAAGTTCGAGTTCAATGTTTGCCCTCAGTTCTGTTTGTTCGAGTTCGAGTGCTTTGATGTCATCTCGTAACGCGAGATAGCGTGCTACGGCTTCGTCAAGGCGCTGGACATCGACATCGCCGATAACAACATCTGTAGTCAGACTGTCAAGTTCGAATTCCTGTAGACGTGCGATCACCGGTGGACAGAGATGGGCAAACGGACAGAAGTAGCAGTCTGGGGCTGTTCCGTCCCAGCTAGGATCAGGCATCATGCCCGTGTGCAGCGACGCCGGAATCTTTGCTAGCTCGTCACTTCGCGCTTTGAATGCGACTGGATCAATGTTGACCACATCGAATGCGAATCGTTTCAGGCCGGGTGCGTAAGCGATGACGAGACAGATGGTTGGGCGCTCACACTCGTATGAGTGGATAAGGTCACGGAACCTGTGACTGTTCCAGAGTTCATCGTTGCTGGGGTCAGCGACAGTGTTCAAGTAGTGCTGAATCTGGACCTTGTATTTCTGGAGGAAGACGGTGCCATCGAGACCGTGCTTCTTGAATTGTGTGAAGTCGTCTGGCTTCATCGTCTTGATCTCTGCGAGGACCAGATCACCTGCAAGTAGCAGATTCTGTACGACCTTGGGAACGTTGCGCTTGAACCAGTCTGTGATCTGTGTAGCATCAGCGCCAATGATGCCATCAGGGTGTCCGACCCTGTACGGATCTTGGCAGCCGAGTTCAAGCTGATCATCACCGTCGAAGTAGTAGACAAACCCGTTGTCTCGGAGCCAATCGACGATCATTGGCTCAAGTGCTTTTCCTTGCCGCAATGCAAGGTCGTCACCACGAGACTGTCCGACCGTTCCGATCATCTTGTGGGCAATGGCTAGGTTGCAGCCACCGGCTTCGGACATTCGGATGTAATCACGTGCGGCTGTTTGCAGTAGGTCAGTCATGCTGGTACCAACGCTTCCGACCACGTGTAGCCGCAACTTGTGCCCACGCGTGCACAGACACAACTTTACATCCGCATTTCGCACACGTCTTTACTGATTCAAAAGCTGGAAGACTTAGCATCGTCTGTCCTTAATTGAAACTGGGGTTGGTGCCAAGAGAGCCACCTGTTACTTGACACAGTTGTACTGTACCGCGTTTGCTACATGTTGTCAACACCGTCATCGTCATAGAGATTGCTGCGGTCGGTGGCGCCGGTTACAAACGCGCCGCGTTGTCGATACATGCTGTTGCCATCGAAATGATCGAGATCCGTGTTCCAATTGTGGAACTCTTTCGTCGCGCCGCACCGTGTACAGCGGCCAAGTGACATTGGTCCATCAGGCTCAGCGATCAACCAGTGATGTGCTTGACACACGACCAGTGGTATTGGTAACGCGGATGCGATGTTGACACTGACGGTAGCTGTGACTGCCGGTTGTGGCGTGTAGTAGTCATCAATCGCGGCGAAGTTGACGACTGTTACAGGTTCATATTCCAAGTCAAACACGGATTTACCCTCAAATCCCCGTTTCTGTGCGTCAGCGGCTTAGCGTGGCTCTGGTATCGTTGTTGCCTGTGCTGCATCACGTTTATGATCCGCATAGTCATGTTTCCAGTAAACCGCAACGATCCCTGCACTCTCTAGTAGCATCGAGCACGGCAAACACGGTTCATGTGTACAGTACGCGATTGCCCCACGCGTAGAGTGACCGTGTAACGCTGCCTGTGCAATGGCGTTTGCTTCTGCGTGTACGGTCCGGACGCAGTGGCCATCAACCATGAGACAACCAACACCGACATCGATACAATGCGGCTTTCCCGGTGGTGCACCGTTGTATCCGGTTACGAAGCAGTGGCGGTCTTTGACTAAGGCCACGCCAACCTGTGCACGGTTACACGTGGCCTTAGTCGCTGCGACGGTTGCTATCGCCAAGAAGTAGGTAAGATCATCCGGGCGGCTGTTTAACATGATTACCTTCTTCTAGTGAATGACTGTAGCGAATGACAGTTGTTGCGGTGCCGGAAACGCCGTGAGTGGTACGTACCACTCATTGACGTACGTCGCGACGTTGAATCCGTACTTGGTGTTTGGATCTGGACGGCTGTCACCGTGCGACTGCATCCCACAGTGTTGACAGGTGCCGTGTAGTGGATGCCCTTCTGGGTAGTCTTGGAACGCGTGCGCTTTGGTTGCCATAGGACGCTGATTTGATCCTCTTAGTTTCTTACTAGCTACGCTGCGACTGGTTCGTATTTGTGGAGATCACCCCAGTTTTCTCCATACTCGAAGTCAACCGGGACTGGAACGGCCAGCTTGTACGCTGACCCAAGAATTGGCGGGACGATCGTTGCAAGTGCTTCAAGTTCGGACTTTGGCCCTTCTATCACTAGTTCGTCGTGGACCTGTGCGATCAATCGTGTCTTTAGACCATGTGCGATCAGTGCCTCTTTTACGTTTAGAGTTCCAATTTTGAAGAAATCTGCGGCAGATCCCTGAATCGGCATGTTAATTGCGGCACGTTCTGCCTCAGCGCGATATTTCGGATCGCTTGCGCTGATGTCAGGAATGTAGCGGCGGCGTCCGCTAATTGATTCGACGTAGCCATGCTTGCGACAGAACGCTTTTGTCAGCGTCTGGTAATCTCGTAGCCTCGGATACGCTTGGTAGAACAGTTCGATAAACTCGGCGGCTTCTGCAATGGTAAGCTTGAGTGAAGGTGTTCGCATCAGCAGACCCATTGGCGTCAATCCGTAAAGCACGCCGAAGCCAACAGTCTTTGCAAGATAGCGCATGTTCTTCCATGTGGCCTTGTCTACCTTTGTCTCGTCAGTCTTGTAAATCTTCCTTGCCGTGTTAGAGTGAATATCACCAACAGTTAGCTCATGGATCATGTTCTCGTCATGTGACATGTGAGCAGCTATACGCATCTCGATCTGTGAGAGGTCTGGTGCGTACAAGTAGTTACCTTCTGAAGCGATGAACGCCTTGCGAATTGCCGAACCTTCAACTGGCATCTCGATGTCGTCACGTGTTCGTGCGGGAATGTTCTGTAAGTTAGGGTTACGTGAGGCAAGTCGGCCGGTAACCGCAACTGTTTGTGCAAACTCACCATGAATGCGCCCAGCGTCATCCATCCACTTTGGCAACCCGATGATGTATGTTGTTCGCATCTTCCGCAGTGCACGTACTTGGAGGATGTTCTTTACGAGCGGATTGTCGATGTGCTCCGCAAGACCTACCTTATCTGTTGGGTAGGGTGCATCCTTTTTCTTTGCTGGTGGGATCACATAAGAGTGGTCGCCGCTGTAGAGTGCTTTCTTACACTGCGGAGTCGAGACGGCATTGATCTCGTAACCAATGAGATCGATAATGGCTTCGTTTGCTAACGCCTCGGCGACAATCAATTCGCGATTGGCGTCCTCTAACCGTGTGGGATCGAACAGGAAGCCGTTCTCTTCCATCTCAACGATGATCTCTGTGAAGTCGATCTCTGTTTGGTACAGATGTTCGAGTTTGCGCTCGACTAGGAGATCCCAGAACACACGGTGAAGACGGAGGGAAGCGTCAGCGTCTTGTGCAGCGTACTCAGCAACAAGGTGTGGAACCTCATCTTGAGCCGCACGCAAGTCAACCTGATACTTGCCGTTTCGAGGGTTCTTCCACTTGTATCCCATGTCGTAGAACTTGCTAATTCGGATCATCTCGATTCCGAACATGCGGTGGAAGCCGTCTTTTAGCGAATACGGCTGGTCTCCAAGTAGCCACGCGGCAACCATCGTGTCTTTGTAGCCACGCATCTCGATGCCATAGCCGATGAGGTTATGCCTCTCGAACTTGGCATTTGACACGATCTTGATACGGTTTGGGTCTTCTAGCGCCGCTTTAAGCTGCGGAATTTTCTCGCTGGCTTCGTCGTCTGATTCGAACGGGTAGTAACAACCATTTCCGGGGGTATCACAGACGCTAAGACCGATGATGCGAGCGCGGCGCATATCTTGGTCATTGCCGTATACATCATCTCCATTGCCAGTGTCAGTTTCGAGATCGAATCCGAACTCAGCAGCACTGTTGGCGACGGCAAGAACTTCGGACCAAGTCGCGGTGTTTGTTCTGAATCCAGCAGAGGGGGCTGTGTAGGTTCCACGTTCGGCAACCTCTTTGGCTTTGGTTAAGTCTGCAACGAGCCATCCTTCAAATGCCGTACGGTTACGAGCGACGAATGCTGGATGCACACTTGGAATGATGAACCGCTTCCGGCCACGTATGACGCGTTCGTACACGTTTCCACGGATCTGCGTGATCTTTGAATCTTCGTCGGGAATGAACCACTGGTAGGCTGTATCACCGAGTGCGATGATGACATCGGGGTTAACAGTCTCCAACTCCATGTTGAGCCACGGAGTGCACGCACGAATTTCTACGTCTGTGGCTTTGCGATTACCCGGAGGCCAGCACTTGTTAACATTGGTCCGATAGAGATCGTCGAGATTCCAACCGATCTTTGTACACAGTTCGGCTAGTAACTTACCAGCCGTGCCAACAAACGGCTTACCTAGCCAGTTCTCATCCTTACCCGGTGACTGCGCGACGATCATTACCTTGGAATCGTGCTGTCCGAAGCCGGGTACTACACGAATATGACCGGGCGTGTTAACAAGTGGACAGGCAACACAGCGGTTTAGACCGGGCAGGTTAAGTGGATGAGAAACAGGTGTCGGCACAGTCGTTTACTCTGTAAGCGATTCGGGTTGCTTAGGGAAGCGTGCATTCCGGAGAATCGTCAGGTACTCATGAGCGAACTTGATGTCAAGGTCCGTTTCGCCACTGGTCTGTGTGTTGTGTTGGATCTTAATGATCCTGATCTCTTTTGTCAACTTTGCGGCAGCTATTGTTGACGATGCAAGAGCATCGTCAGTCAAGAAATATGTCCGGTCAGCCTTTGCTCGTCGCAGATCACCGAGCAGAACAGCGATAATTCCTGCTGGCGACAGGAGCCCACCGAGCCACGAGAGCGCCTGTGCCATTCGAGACAGGTACAAACTGTATGGACCGTTGCTGAAATCAATCGGGTCCTGACTATACTGGATCATGTTCCAGTACGGCGGATGGAAGAAGATCATATCGACGCCACGGTCGTCAGTCATTTCTTGGAGCGCGTCTCGCATCTTCTTCTTTGCGATTGGATCGAGAATATCGTAGCCTTGCTTGAGATCGAACGACGCACAGGGAATCCCGAGGTCCTCACAAACCTCAGCCGTCGTGCCTGAGCCGCCCATTGGATCGAACACGCTGTCAGGGCTGTAGGTTTCAATGAGATCCTTGATAAGATACCCAGAGCAATTGCCTCGGTAGGCATAATCACCCCACTTGCCACGATCAGGATAACTAACAACTGTGTGTGTAAATGCCACGCTTAGCTGTCTCCTAACTGGTCTGCGTACTTTGGGTCGTCTGGGTCTGGGAGGAAACCTTCTTCTGTTAGCAACAGATCGCTCGTGTCTTCGTAGATGGCGGAGACAACTGTTGGCACGTCGGTTGGTCTGAACAGGTAAGAATCGCCGTTGACTTCGATGGTAGAGCCAACCAACTCCGCAACCATTCCTTCATACTCGAAGTCATCGCCATCAAGCGGCCCGCCGTAGAATTTGATTAGCACGGTGCCGTTGCTAGCACTATGTTGGAATGGATTCAAGTGAGTCTTCCCAATCTGGGTTAACCATCGGAAAGTCATCAGTTGATGTTTCTGCTGCTGAGAGCCAATCAAAGACCGTGTGTGCCGTGCCCGGTCCCCAGCCCGGAATCGTCTTAAGCTCCTGCTCAGACAGAAGAGCAATAGTGCGAATGCTGCCAAAGCGATGTAGAGCCTGTTGCGCACGATCTTCTCCTACTGATGGCCAGCACATGAGTGCTTGTACGCGTGAATCTAGCGGTGTCCCGGTTGGCATTGTCACCTTGGGGATCAGGTTCTGCGGCCTAAACGTCTTGTGCTCATCGTATGGCCGTTTCCAATAACGGTACATCTGCACCAAACGTTTTTCAACGCTGCTACCATTTCGACAATAGACGACAATTACTCCGTGACACTGTGCCGCGAAAAGGATATCGTTGAGGCGGTCAAATTCGAGAGTGCTGGGGCTACCGGGAAGGAAGACGTGTCCAAACTTATCGCTGGTAACCGTATTGGTGATAAGGAGGATGGAAACGTCGTAGCGTTCGAGCATTCCCGAGAGTTGAAACGCCAATCGGCCGGACGTGACCTTGCCAGCGAGATCTGACGGCGTTGAGCATTCAACACCGATCGTTGGCTCACGCCCTTTCCCGAGCCCTTCCATAAACTGCCCGGTAAACGTGTAGTCGGCAAAGTCTAACCTCTTAGTCTCGATGTTCTCGTGGCCTAGCTGCGACTTGAGCCACGCTAGATATACCGGGTGTTGTCGAGCTTCACGATCATCAACGGTTAGCATCGGCCACGTCTTTCGTATGCATCCACGACTTCTGCTCAATTTGATACATATCCATCGCGGCCTGAAGCTTTCCGAGTAGTCGATAGACATCGTCAAAGCTGTTAAGCACAAGATTTGTCGCGACCGTGTTCTCGTGTCGTGTCATGATACGAATCACGGGCTTACCCGTATCTGCATCGGTTACAATCTTGACGAATGGGCCGTGTGGTTCTGGGCCGATGTCCTCAGCGACGACAACGGTTGCCGGACGACTTGAAACAACTGTCGTTCGTGAGAGATACTGCCCCATCTCAGTCCTCGCTCTCGCCGTCGGCGTTTGTAGACAGCGCAGTACCAGCGTCTGTGTTTACGTTGCCGATGTCTTCATCTCGGCCACTAATTGCGGCCTGTGCGCCAGCTAACACTTTCTCGGCTTCGGTTCTGTCTGTGACATTGATCGTTGGCAGACCGGCCCTACGGATGCTCTGAAGGTTGTCGTAGAAATCGCGATCGTAAACCTCACTCGCGTAGGTCATCTTGCCGCGATCCTTGAGCACGGTGAACCAACGTACAGTTTTTGCAGAGACGCGCTTGCCACGTTCGTTTAGTTCGACCGGGCGAATCACCCAGAGAAACACAACCGTGGCGACAGCACCGGCGATTGTCGGCGCGCCCTTTGGCTTCAAACCAAGCTGATCGAACAGGGCAAATATCTCTCGGCGTTCCCGTGTGTGAGGCTGCACTTCAGTTGTGTGTTGAACGAAGATCACATTGACGTTGCCGTTCTGTAACAGCCGTCCAACAGTTGCGTTGAAGATAAGGGTAACAAGGTTCCACTCATCTGCCCCGAACGCGCCGAAGCCACTGTGGTTCAGTCCGCGTGCAAAGGCAGCATCTGTGACAACGATCCCTTTCTGCTCAGCCACGCGGCGTTGTGCTTGGTCGTAGAGACGATTGATGACATCGACAATAACCCAGTCGCCTTCCTTTGCCTCTCGGCAGATTGTGCCGATCGTGGCCCCGGCCTCGTCCCATGAGAATGCCGGGTAAGGATAGACGTTGCCGCCATTCTCATAGTAGAGATCGGAGAACTCACAGCCTTCATTGAGGAACGCTGGCATCGTGTCATCCGTGTCAACAACGAAGAACTTTTCAGGCTCCCGACCATTGGTGCGTGCGTCTTCCAGCTTCTTTCGTGCGAGACGAAGATACGCGTAGGTCTTGCCGCTGTTCGCATCACCGCAAAGCTGAATGCGCTCACGGATTGGGCGTAGACGCGGGCGGATCGTGCGGCTCGCTGATAATGCTTCTGAACTGACCGTTACGGCTGATGCCGGGGCTGATCCTGCTGCGACGGCAGCATTGCCGCTTGCCACGACCCTTGGCATGCCCTGTAACGGGTTCGGCCTGATCGGTTGCGGACCACCGCGTCTCGGTTGTACTGGCGTTGCCATCGTGCTTACCCTCGACCTCACTTTAATACCCTGCCATTGATATTACTGACACGGTTGTCATCGCGGCAAGCTCGGGGGCGCCTTTTGGTACTGTTGATCGAGAGGGTAGCACCGATCCAGTCAGAAGGGGGTCCGAGTCTTACCGCGATGACAGCCGGATTAGTAAAGGTGCGCGCCGGGGACGGGCTGTCTGATCCCCGGCGCGCACTTCCGTTTGGCGCTACTTCTTGCTAGTAGTTGCCGCGGCTTCGACCGGAACCTGTCCGACGAGATAGGTTGCTGCCTTGCCAAGCTTCGCGCGAAGCTCGTTGTCGAATCCATAGACCTCTACTGGCACGTTCACAGTGAACGTCTGATCGTTGAAGCCCTCGTACCGGTTCGTCATTCGATGGAATTTGAGACCGATGAGGTCGGTGATTGGGCCGAACAGGAACGCGGTTGCCATCTCGGGATTGCTGCTGACGCCGCACGCCGCGAGGGCTGCAAGCCAGATTCCGTATTTCGACTGCTTCGACGGCTTGGCGCGACGCGGCTTGTTGTCCTTGCCAACGATCATCTTCGGAATCGTGATATATTCCGTCGTGAATTCATTTTCAAGGCCGAGTTCCCCAGCGTTGTCGATACGGTAGTGGATCTCAAGCTGCGGCGACGTGACGAACGTCTCGCCGGGCTTCTTGGTGTTTTCCTTGACTTCACCACCGTGCTGCGACTTGAAGCCGATGATGGTCACATCGATGTCAGCCAATCCGCCTTCCGTCAGATCGTTGACATCGGTAACCATCGTCTCGACGGCTTCTTCAAGGATTGAGTCGTCGATGCCGAAAACAGGCTCCCTGTGTTCCTTCACGTTTGCATCAGGCTGCTGTGACATGTGTCTGTGGTTTCCCTTTCACTTGGTTTTGTTGGACGCTACGGAATGTTGCGTTGGTTGGCGTGCACAAGGCACAAGATCAGATTACTGTAGGCTGTTCATTTTGTCAACGGCTGTGTACTACCCCCTCGGCGTCATTAGTACCGTAGCATGGTTACTACAAGTTGTCAACACGTCATCTGGATTACGTGCTGGTCACTGGGGTTTGTTGATGATGAGCCCGGACAGCATCGCATCCATTACCAGCTTATCCTTGATGTCCGGAAAGCTGTCCCAACCACGGTATACAAGTGCTTTGCGGAACCATACCGGGAAGTGCTCTTTCTGCGACTGGAAGAACCAGCCAAACTGCTCATCAAGGATGATCGTTGGACCATCGTGGTCCTGTGCACGTTTGATTCGCCCTGCTGCCTGAACCAACTGACAGATTGTGTGGTACGGATAGAAGCTCTTGTCAACGTTCTTCCGCTTAACCACTGCAGGATCATCAGTCGGGAGGAACCACAGCTTAGTGATTATCTGCCACTTCGGGACGTAGGGCAGATCAACACCAGTGCTGATTGATTGACCAACAAGCACGTTCGGTTGCTTTGATCGGACAAACGTGTCAAGAATCTGATCTTTTGCGGGGAAGCGACGATAAGGTCCATCTCCGTCGTAGGCGAGGAACCTCTGTTTGGCTCCGGGCCGCATAACTCCGGCAAGAATTGTATCTCGCAACCGAACAGACGGGGCATGGATCATTCCTTTCATGTCTAAGTAGAGATCCATGAAGCGGCCAATGACTGCGTTCACGTACTTGTACTCATTCGCAGTCGTCTTGTACGTCAGCTTCCGTGTCGGGCAGTAGTAAATCCGACTCTTGCTGCGGTCGAACGCTTCCGGTGCACGGATGATCTCAACATCCTCTGGGTCAATGCCTAGTGTGTTCATTAGTAGCTCTGGACCGAGAAACGCAGACATCAACACGATCTTCTCAGTGGCCGCGCCGAGAATGCGCTTGAACGCATGCTTTCCGTAGATCGGTTTCAGCAACACAGCACTGTTGTCCTTCGCGCCGTCTATCACCCACTCTTCATAGGTGTCAGGGTCAATATCGATGAGAACATCAATTCCCTGCTTGACTCGGCGCGTAACGTGAATAGCCTTGATGACTGCGTCAACCTTGTCGTCGTGGCTAATGAATTCAGCGTCAACCGCGTCGGGATCGTCATCAGGGATGAAGTCACCGGCTTCTTCATCATCGCCGGGCAGACTAAGACCGAGCGCCCTCGCCTGTTGCTTAAGCATTGCCAGACGGTTGTTGACTGTGTGGCTGTTCTCGTTGCCCCACGTAACCATCTGTTCAACCGAGTAGTCCTTGGTCGGTCGTGGAATTTCCATCTCTTTCAGATCAAGGAACCTGAATTCTTCGACACCGGCCGCCATCAAGATCTGATCCAGTTCGTGTGCTTCATCACAGATGATCCAGTCGGTCTTAGCAAAACTGGACCCACCGACGTTGGTTGTTTCACCAAGCCAGTACGCGTAGTTCTGAATGGTAATTGGCGACGTTGCAGCGATAGCCTTACGTCGGAAGTAGTTACACTCTGGCGTGTCGAGTGGTTGGCCCCTGACCCACATGCCTTTCAGTGAGCACTTAGCACCGATCGTGCATGGAGCCTTATCGGCGGATTTGCCACTAAGGTTACACTCACTGTGTGAACGGCCGACCATCATGGCCAAGCCAATGAAGTCTCGAAGATACTGCTCTTGTAGCTGAATAGTTTGAATGAGAACGATCGCATCCTTGCCGGTAGCACGAGCGGCTGCGGTAGGAATGAGCGATTTCCCAGTTCCGCACTCAGCTTCGAACATCACAATCTTCTTGGTAGATTGTGCAATTTGTTCGGCGAGTTCCCACTGACCTGTACGCCATGTCCAGTTAGGCGGGACAAGCTTCAGATCAGCAAGGTTACGTGGAACTATAGTATCGGTTGTACTTGGTGCGGTCACGTCTGTTCCTTTATAGTTGACTGGACTGGGTTAACCGAGCACATCGAGGTCTGGGGCGTCCTCAATGAATCCTCTATCGATTTTGATGACCTTTCCATCTTCAGGCTTTCGCTCACGAAGGTTAAAGGTGGATATAAGTGACTGAACATATTCATCAACGATGTGGCCGTGGTCGCTCAGGAAGACGAGTGCGGAGGCAATGGTTGGTTCGTCAACAATTGCTTTGATCATCAACCGTTCCCAGAAAGGTGACTGGTGAATTCGACTTAATTCCTGTGCGTTCTCGATCCACTTGTTAATCATATCGGCAGCTTCAGCGTACTCCTGCATACCGACGAGAAGATTAACTGCCTCTGCAACCGCTGACGCCTTCTTGCGTGCGTCAGTAATCGCATTGGACCGGGCTGCAAGTTCACCAGCAGTACGTTCAAGGAAGATTTGTGTTGAGAGAATCGGATCGAGTGGTTCTTCCAGCCGACCTTCACGATTCAAATCTTCCATGATCATGCGAAACTGAAGCATTCCTTGCATGATACACCAACGGAATAGGCTTCCCATCGTTGGCCAAATATCTTTGGGAAGATTCGTACCGGGCAGTTCTCGCATCCGGTTCATCGTTTCTACCCACGACGGTGCGACTCTTGTGTGGACTGGAATGGATTCTTCGCCGTCGTAGCTCGCCGGATAATCGATGAGACGACTTAGTGAATCGGTGTCTGTTGGTAACGCATCGAGCCACTCTTTCTCGTTCCGTGGTATACGGTCTGGCGCTACATCAGTAGGAAGATTGAGTAGATCGTCAAAGTCGTCAGGGGGTGACGGTTTGATCCTACGTTGTGCAGGAGGCTTGTCCAACTCTACCCTCTACGCCACCCTAAAAGTGACAACTTCACTGTAGCATGTTTGCTACAAGTTGTCAACGGACGCTGTTAGATTACAACTACTGGCGCGGCAACGACAAAGTTACTACTGTCGTGGGCTCGTGTCAATGCTACGCAGCGCGATTGCGGCGAATCTCCTCAGCCTCATAGTAAATGCCGAGCCGCGTGATCCAGTGTGACAACGTCGTGTGGAGAATCCCGATTGCATAAGCAGCGTCGGAATCACGCTTGTGCGCGCTGAGAGCATCGAGGATGATGTCTCTGATGTCAGGCGCTTCATCTTTGGTGCTTTTGCGGTTGGCAAGTTCACAGAGACGCATTGCTTTGGTCTTTGGGACGGCTGGCCAGCGGGTAGCGGTGGTCATTTTCCCTATTCCTCATATAGTGCTCTGCCCCCGGACAGAGTCGCGTTCGTTTGTGTCTCTAACCATACCTGTATTGTAACAGTTTGTCAATTGCAATCGTAATAACGTACAGGCTTCTTGACGGTTGGTTAATTACCGTTGTAGAGTCACGCCATGCCCATGCCCAATACGGCTGTGACTAACGTTCCACAGAAGTTTGATCCTGAGAAGCACTGCGGTGCAAAGCAACGTGGCCGTGATGGCGTGTGTCTAATGCTTGCTGGGATGCGGACGGATCACGTCGGCGTCGGGCGCTGTTTTCTGCATGGTGGGTTGACACCTGTCATACACGGCGGGTCGAGTAAGGTCTATCCACGTGCGCCGATCCGTGATCGTATTGAGGAAATCAAGCAAAGCCCAGACCTGCTCAGCCTCGACGACCAGATCGCATATCTCCGTGCGATTATCGAACGGCAAATGGAGGTCTTCTGTGAGCAGATCGAGGGCTTCGATTTTGTAGTCAACAAGCTCAACGAGGCTGAAGCGGAAGGGCGCATTGAGACTGATGGTGCGCCGCTTATCACCGCCGACATGTTCCCAAAGGTGGATACTGCACTGATTGATCAGTTACAAAAGCTGGTCAATGTCGCATATAACATGCGCTTCAGTAAGCGGTTTAGCGTTCCCGTTTCAGAACTTGGGTCAATCATCGCGCAGATTAAGTCTGCGTTCGATGATGTGTGTGCACGATTCAATCTTCCACAAGAAGCTCGTGCAGCTTTTGGTGAGAGATTGATGCAGATCAATATCAGCCGCCCGTTCGATCCTCAACTCGCCCGCGCTGGTGGTGAAGCACGATATATCATTAACGCTGACAAAGAAAACGTAGCATAGTACACGGGCTAAGGGAGACAATTCGATGGCTGCTGCAACAATTCGCGCATCTTACTACGGTGCAAGTGCAGGCGAACCTGCTGGAGTAACGGCAGAAACTGGCATTACGTTCTCGAAGAGTGATGCACAGGTACCGTCTGCGGGTACGTCGCCGGTTAGCATTCCAACCGCAACCGGAACCAACTACTCGTGGATCATGCTGCTGGCGTTCGAGGTCACCGTAACCGGTACTACATCGATCAACAATAGGACGATCAAGTACGCATCGAGCGTTACTTCTGGAAGCGCAGTGTTCTTTGGGAATACCGCGACCTATCGACAGCCCGCATCCGGTAACAAGCCGACGGATAGCGGATCTGCTGGACCGGCAACGCCAACGCCAGCAGGTGCAAATGCTCCGGGATCGTATACAGCCCTTACTACGAGCGCGCAGCAATGGGACAACACAACCTCAGCCACGTCTTCGACCGGTCGCAAAGGCAACTTCTGCGAACTGGTCTACGGCGTGGATAACAGCTTCGCCGGTGGCGGCGGACAGGAAGCCCTTCCCAATCTTACGATGACCTACGACGAGTTCTAACCATCGTTTACACAGTCTACACAGTCTAGGAGAAAAGGCAATGGGTCAGATTCTTGTTTACCGCGTTGGCAACACCGACGTTGCCTGTGGTCCATGCGGAATGGAGTTTGCCAACGACGCAGAGATCGACACTTCGGCTCTGGCGCCAGTTCTGGACAGTCTTGAATCCGGTGGTGGTGATGGTGCAATCGGTATTTGCGTGCACCACGAACCGATGTTTCTCGCAGCGATCAGTGCGACTGGTCGTGCCTACGCGCCGGTTGCCGTTGGGGAGATCAAGGGGATTATCACCAAGGCTGGCGTTGCTGCGGTAATCCCAGCACTTGACCCACATGTTGCGGCGCACCCAGTCGCGGCTCCAGAGGAATAAAGCCGACAGCTACTGACAGTCTTGTTGCAATTCAATGCAAACCAAACACAGAGAGGCAATCCAATGCAAACAGCCACCGAGTTTCCCCAGACGGTCAGGATCACCGCGGGTCACATCGGCCCAGAATTGTTTAACTGGATCGCTGTGTACTCGGATGGGCGGCAGTGTGCCGAGTGGCTTGAATGGCCCTGTGCACAACCAGACGCAAACCACATCGCAGAAGATCGGCTCGCTGGTGACCGTGGTTACAGTCACTCGTTCGCGTGTCTGTCACTGGACAACTTTGCAGGTTGGATTCTCGTTCCCACTGAACATGGTTTAGTGTCCACCGGAATCAAGAACCACATCCTCATCCCGATGCCTGAACATGGTAGCCCGCGACCAATCTTCATCCGTCGTCGGATTATCAATGACGTTCTTGGTAATCAGCATTACGGTGGATCCATTACCATTGCTGGCTGGCAGCAGACACGCCTTACCGCATATGGGAAACGAAAGAACGTCAAGAGTCTGTTGGCTGTATGGCCGGATGGCCGCATCATGCTTACTGACGACGACAAGAGCATTACGGGATAGCTGTCGTGAATAAGAACGGTAACGGCAGCAACTTTGATAGATCTCTCATACGTGGTGGCGCAGGACGTGAGGTTCTCCCGCGCGGTCCGGAAGTCATCGAATACCCGTGGCAACCACTGGATAATGACGACACGGTTGGCAGCGAGCATCTTCACTGGACAGTTCAGGTGTACGCGAGCCGCGACAAAGATGGACGTTTGAGCGACGTGACACTCATTCATGTCGAAGGGCCAGATGAGGACACGGCGTTGAAGCGAGCAATGCGACAGTTCCAGCGACCGGGCTATGCTTATCGCGTCGCAGATGTCACAGAAGTGTGTCAGTTGGACGAAGCACTGACGCGCACCACA